ACCCAGTTGGTCTTGTCAGCCAGCTGGGTTTCGTTATGCCCTTTGGTGCAGCCTGGCTCAAGCGCCGCCTGGCCGGGACATCTACTAGCTTGTGGAAGTCAAGTTCCGCGTAAGCAAGTGGGCCCGGGCCGCCGTGGTACAGGATTGGATTGGACCAGCTATAATCTACTAGCTTGTAGAACTGACGTCAGCTCCGGCCGTACGGAGGCCGGGATGCGGCGGCTAAAACCCCTGTCGGCTATGGTCAGTCAGGGTCGTGGCGGCGCTGCACAAAGTGGGTTCAGCCTGGTATCCGTGCTGGTCCAGTTGTAATAGTGCTGCTGCGACCATGCGCCGCTGCGCCACCACTGCTAAAACCCTTGCTTCGTCTGGCTGTGGCTGCACTTCTTTTTACGAAGTAGAGCCGTGGCCGGGCGGCACTGTGACTTACTGCCTGAGTATCTACAATCCTCTTGCCCGACTCAGCCCTGGGACGCCGCGACGCTGTATGTCAGAATGTCTGGTATCCGTGCAGGAGCTTGTTTGGCTTAGAAAGACTAGTCTAGAACTACTCTGTGTCCACTGGACTCATCGCCGCGTCGACCCGAGCGACGTCAGGCCTGGCGGATTTTATGCTGTTCGCATGCATCACGGCGTTGTATAATTATATGTGTATCACGAACGTGTGAAACCTACATAGATTCAGAAGACTTCATATTCTTTCCTTCCAGTACAAAATTTGAAAAAATAAAGATATATATAAGGATATAAATAATAAATAGTTTTGGCCCAATTTCAAATTTTTTCAATATTCTGTAGTTCTTACCACTTTTGAACAGTCTAGTAGTTACCAGCACCGGGGCGCAGTGACACTGTGTAGCATTCTAGCATAGTCACAGCCCAACATCCTTACATTTTCTCAACTTTTTAATTTTCTTAACATTCTTAACATTCTCAACCTTTTGACAACCCCATATTTTATTTCACCGACACAAAAACAAATTTTATTTTTTGTTTTTATATAGATGGTCGAATAGTGGGAGTACGTCAAAAGGTTGAGAATGTTAAGAATGTTAAGAAAATAATATTTGTTAGAAAATAAGGCCATATTTATTATCCAAGCAGCGTATAATATAATTAGGAGGTGATTAGCATGAAACATTCAAACATACTGATAGGCAAATGCATGTTTTGTGGTAAACTGAATTGTGAAGCACATGTCAAGTATACGGACAGATGTGTAGATTGTGGAAAAAGATATGCAAAGTATAGTAATTACAAGTCTTTACAGAAGTCTGACTTTAGGCTCAAGCGCCAAGTCAAGCTTGAGCAGATTGTAGATGAGTACCTGAAGCTCAAAGAGAAAGGTTACAAAGTACCAAGAGATTTGCAATAACAAAGGACCCGGATATTATTCCGGGTCCTTACTTTATCCTTGCTCACGCCGACGTGATGCATAGTCTTTATGTTCGTTTGTAGATTTGGCCTTGCACCAACATGTGTAACTACATTGTAGCTTTACATGCCCGACCTTTGTCTTGTACATGTGACAAGCTCCAGGGATGAACCTCTTACCACACACTGAGCATATCTTCGATGTTCGGTTCAAATCAATTACCTCTGTTATTGAATGCTCTACCTACAGTCATAAGGTCGGAGAGTAGTTTGTCTCCTAGCGTGATATTCTGAGGTCTCCAACCTTCATGAAGCATCGCGTCGCGGCCAAGACTACAAACAAATCTACCAGGTTCATCACTGATGTCACGCAGCGTCCCAGTGGCGAGGTCAAGCCTGGTGTCCAAGCAGTTGTACTTATAGATGCGGCGGTTATGTATCTTACCACAATACTCACAGTACCAACCACCTTTGAGCTTTATCCACGTGGTGGCGGCGCATTCGCCAAGTGCACTACAGATGCTACTTATTGGCTGAGCGATGTAGTATCTCAGCCAGCTTACTCTCTCAGGTCCTTTCATTCCGTTACTCCTTTCTAACTACACAAGAGGCTGGGCAATACCAGATGCGGCCGTCAGCCTCTTGAATGTGAATATACATTTCGTATATACCAGTGACAAAGTACTTCTTAGTGACCGTGCCCTTGTGACCATCACAGGTAATCACCTTGTCACCGACATTGACTATCGTAAGCCCTCCATGATAGCTTCGAACTGCTCCTGCTCGTCACTATCAAGTTTATGCTTGATGCTGTCATACCAGTCCTGTAGGTCATCAACCGGCGAGTGGTCGTCGGGCGCTGGCATTACGAAGCTTGAGCTTCCTCTGACTAATGAGCTGTAGTTCTCACTAACTACAACACCTTTGTAACCTGTAGGCACCTTGTCGAGTTCTTCTTGACTGGTTACTGGGATTGCTTCTGGACCATACACGCTCTTGAACTTCTCAGCGGCGAGGTCACGCCAGCTTGATGTGTAACTTACACTATCAAGGAAAGCAACATCAGCCTTACCATCTACAATCATCTCGAGTACCTTGTCAGTGTCCTTGCAGGTGCTCCACATCTTTGATGCCATCCAACGAAGGTCAAAGTCACTAACCATCTTACGGTCACGGTCCAGGCGGATGTTCTCAGGCTTGAAGTCGTAACCATACGTGTATGGCTCGTAGTCGCAAACAAACAAACCGTTAACAAACACTTTGCCGGGTAAGTCAATGACATTGCCATACTCAGTTTCTTCAAGCACTTTGTAGTCAGTACGAAGGTGCAAATTTGAAGGTACGATTTCTTTACAGTATTCTTCAGGCGTGATGCCCTCAATCACAATCTCAAGGTCTGCAGATTGTACGCGCTCCCAGACAGGTTTCTTCTCGGTGAAGAATGTCAGGATAGAGGTACCAAATCTACGAGACTTAACAAAGCGTGGGCGCCATATCTCTTTGATGCCGTAGTTGTAGAATACAACGTTCTTGCCTTCACGCAGCAATACTAACGTCGCAATCTTGTAACCCTCACCAAACTGGCCGATTGTAGATTTGTCGCCAGCCTTTGATGTCTGACCAAGCAGCAGCGATGCGGCCTCGAGCTTAGACTTTGCATTACTGATGACAAGCTCATGCGTGTCATCATGGTATTCCCAGTTTGCTTTGTTCTCAGGATTTTGCGCCTCCTGGTCAAGGGCGTTCTGAAATAATTCACGAATAGCATCTACGCATGTCCAGCTAGGTACATAAGTAGGGGCAAGTGTTAACTCAATCTTTGACATATAATCATCTCCTTAATCTGTGCATACACGACCACTGAAGTGTCTATCATTTATTGAGCAACTAGCACCGAAGTGGCTGAAGCCACTATCTACAAGCATGATAATCTCATCAGGGCTTGGTTCATGACCAAGCGCCTCAACAAGTTTATCAGTAATATTACCAGAGAAGTTATAGTGGGCATATCCACTCGTTCTCGTGTAGTTGCTGAACAGTTCTGCTCTAGGAATATCCTTTGTCTTATCCCGCAGCTCTTTCCATTTCTTTGACATAACTTCTGCTTCTTCTTTTGTGTACTCTACAATAGCTTTCATAATCAATCATCCTCTCTGTCATAGTATGTGTCCTCATAGTTATCGAAACGCTCAAGCACCTTATCAAGCACAGGCTTATAGGTGTCGTCGTATACTGGCAGCATTGTGTCAGGGTCAATCTTAGTCTTCGGTCTAAACTTAGCTTTCAGCTGTTCGTATACCTCATCCTGATAATATTCAGGCTCTTCTGTAAGGGGCTCAGTGAGCCAGCGGCTAAGCTCTGCTGGAATATCGGGAACCTTTACGGCTTGTACAACTTCTTGCACAGCTTCTGCCTGCTGCTTGTACTTGCCAATCATATCATCTAAGCTTTCTGACAGTGGCACCTTACGTCCAGTGTTTTCTCTAGGCGGTTGCAGACCAGCAGCTCTCTGTGCATCCCACAACTCATGGATTTTAGCAAGCTCTGTGAGCTCAGCGTCGCTGCACTTATCACCTTTGTTTGTCAGGTACTTTGCTCGCGAGTTAATCTTCTCACAAGTCTTGCAAGTGGTGTATGTACCCTTACGACCACCATAGTATTTACGGAACTGCTCAATGGGCTTGAGCTCTCCACATTGTTTACATGTCTTTGCGTTCATCGCCAATCCTCCTTATTACATATATGCAGCGTCTTCAACCATGCTTACCAATCCATCGAAATCTTCATATGGACCAAGTGCATCTGATATAGCAAGCACTATATCTAAGTCAACGCCATTTTCTTCGGCTAAACCCCGCAGATATTCTGCACGATTAGCATAGCCTTTACGTTTGTAGATTTCGGCCTGTTCTGCGATAACTTCAGCGTCAGTGCCATGTAATGAACTACTCATGCTACTTACCTCCTAATACCATTTGCTGAGCAAGCTTGTTAGCCATTGTGTCAGGGTATCCCTGAGCTAACAGCTGCTTATAGATTTTCTGATACTCCTGCATGGTCATTTTCATCACAGCTTTAGGGTCAACCTGGATGTCATTGTCCTCTACCACACTTTCGAAGCCTGCAGTCGCTCTAACACAAGCAAGGTCCTTTTTAACAAGAATACCTTCTACCGTATCCAAAGGCATGTTGTGTAATACGCATACATAACTTTTGCCATGCTTGACGCAAAATCTACACATATCCTTTGTAGGTTTTCCAAGTCTTGAGCAGTTGCAGAATTCCCAATCAGGTACTTTATACGTTACGGTTGTCTTTACTTTCTTCATCTATCAAATCCTCCATGTTGACCTGTTTACATGTTTCCAACGAGGTCAAGTGCTATTTGTTCGCAAGAGTTATTATCAGCTTCTGAGACGAAAGACTCACCCTTTAAGATTGATACATAGCGGCATGCAAGTTCTTTCTGAACAGCCTTTGCAAGTGTAGGTAAGTACACCTTGCGATACGTCGTTGGGTTGATGCAAAGTTCTCCTTTGTCAATCATACGGTTAACTTTACGACAGAAACGATGAGCATAACCTGTTGCAGGTACAACTCCTGAGAGCAGCTCTTCCTGAATATCGAGCAAATCTCCATCAGATGTCTTAGTCAACAGCTGCTCTAATGTCATAGTCTTCTTAGTCATAGCTTTATCCTCCTATTACTTAATTCCAATGTCTCTTGGATTGATTTCTTCTGCTACTTCATCAAAGTGTCTTTCAGCATCATCACCATAAGCATACTTGAAATCATGAATGCCACACTCACGTGAACAATACAGAATACCTTCTGCAGCCCAAATAGTTTCGCATGTAGCAAGGTCTGTGTCGCATGCTGCACACATATCAGTGCTATTTTCATTTACTGGTCTACTCATCTCTTGTTCCTTCCTTTCTTCATTTCAGCTTCGTGAATGCGGGTCGCTTTGTAGCAGTCCTTACAATCACGTCTATACTTTGGTTTACCATTCTTGTCTTTGCCGTCTCTGTAGAATTCTTCAACTGGCTTCAGCTTACCGCAAGTACCACAGACACGATGCGTGTCAGTATCTTTTGTTGCTACGAACATTTCATTCAAGCTCACGAACGTTACCTCCTTATTTGCCCGGCAAGCGAACCTGCCGGGCGTTGTAATGTCTGAGTAGTGATTGCTTTTACTCTCACACTCTATATTTATTATATCACGAAATAGTGTAGCCGTACATATGATAGAAAGAAACTATGCGGTGGCTGCTTTATTCTTTCTCTACTGAGTGAGACTTCATCACTTCTGCTACATACTGTGTAGTTAAATGAGGTCTATTCTCAAGTGCCCAAATACGGTCAGTCCATTGTACATTACCAACCTTTGCACTATTTGTTCTAACCTGTTCAGCTGCAGCATCAATGGCATCTGCATGATACACAATATGAGCTTCAATACTAAGTGGTACAGTTACTGCTCCGTATTCTAATCTGCCATGATGTGATAAGATGATGTGGCGAAGCATTGCAAGCTTTCTAGTATTCAAGTCATCCATTGTAAAGTGGTTATCTGCATAGTTACCTACAAACTCAGCTCCCATGAAAAGATGCTCGTACATCATTCCATCATCAGTCATATCGATAGATACACCGTTCAGTGTGTAGGTATACAACTTACCAAGGTCATGAAGCATACCGCCAACTGTACACAAGTCAACGTTAGCACCAGGAACCTGTTCAGCAATGTGTTTAGATAAGCAAGCGACAGAGTAGCTGTGGATAAGAGTACCCGCAATATAAGCGTGATGAATGCCTTTTGCACCAGGCACTGTAAGCCATGCTACTTGTAACTCTTCTAACATGCTTAAGGCGAGCCCCCTAAGGAACTCATCTTTCACATCTGACATCAAAGCATACGCATCACTGTAAACAGCATTTACATCAATGCCAGACGATGGGGCGAATGCACTAAGTGGGATTTCATTGTTGGTAGACATTGTCTTAACATTGAGCTGCTTAGTGCCCTGCCACTCAGTTACCTGTGCTTTTACATCCAATACAGCATTCTTTGCGGGAATGTTTGTGCCACCCCAATCCCAGTAGTTTCCGTTGATGGTATCTACTCCATCATAAAACTCAAGTGACAAATAAGGCTTCTTGGCCTTTGTTTCGCGGGCTGTTGCAGACTTCACAACTAATACAATGTCTACAATACGTCCAACTTCAAGTTCGTTAATCTTCATGTTACTTCTCCTTCTTTTCAATGTATACGGCATGTTCTTCATCAAGAAGCTCCATTGTCTCAAGCTCTGCAGCTGTCTTGTTGATTACATCAATCATTTCAGTGTATGGTGTGAGTCTTGCTTTACCCTGCTCAATTGGCACTACAAGTGGAATTGTAATACCGTCTCTGCCTGGCATCCAGACATTGTCTTTCTTACGCTTGTAGAACTCTCTGATGTTGATGTATTTAACACCATCTCTAATTGCAGCGGCGATGACAAACTTAATTGAGTCTGACTTGCGCACTTCGTCAATCTCTTTGAAATTATCCCATATTCTTTTCTTTTCAGTCATTGTTGTTTTCCTCCTCTTTACATAAATTATTGCCAGATATAATGTCCGATATATTCTGCAGCAAATTGCTGAGCTTCTTTGGATTTTTAGCTAAGTACATTTGCATCATACCTGTGTATGCTTCTTCTTGGTCCGTAGCTGTTTGTCTGGCTTTTTCAAGGTTAGCATATATTGCACCAAGCTTAAAGTTAACAGACTGAGGCAAAGCATAGCATGAGATTATGGACATAATGTCTTGCTCAATATCAGCTATCTGCTTAGATACACTCTTAGTCATACTACACCTCCTTTAACTGTTTTTCATACAAGCCACAGTGGCATGGTCCAGGAGATGTCTGCATTCTAAATGCTTTGCACATACACTTAGTATCAGACGTTTTATGTATCTCACATGGGCAATATCCATCGTTTTCCTGCAGTGCTTTACGAATAGCACTTACTTTCTCAGTGTCAGAACTAACTACTACTTTCAAATGGTCAGTAAAGGTAATCTGTGTTGGGTCTACATAGTGTACAGTACCGTCCTCATACTCTACTACGGCTAGTGGTACGCTTATCTGCCCACCAGGAGCGCCACCAATCATTGGTGACGGCTCCACTACATAGGCATGTTCACAGAAGCGATGAAATGTAGCTTGTACACTTTTCTTCTTGTCCACTTTGACAACGCATGGTCTAGTATTATTCATGTGCAGCCTCCCTGTAAATATCAAACACAGAACCATCATAAACGTTGTAGTTCTTGTATGATTTGTCTTCAGGCTCCTTAAACTCTACTCCCTCAGGTTCTACTTTCTGTCCCCAAGAAGGTTCACCACGTTCTACACCTGCTGTGATAGGGCATCTAAACGCAGAGAATTCAGACAGCATCCATCTAAGCACTGGCACATGCTCAAGCTCATCTTTATTGAAGTCAATAACAAGCTCATCGTGTACAATGTTGATTAAGTGTGTCTTAAGATGATAGTACATCAAATACTTGTAGATGTCAACCACTTTATACTTGATGTAGTCTGCAGCACAACCTTGAATAAGTGCATTAGGCGCCTTGTAGCAGTCATCAGAGTCGAGGCGGCGACGTCTTCCATAGAAGTTCTTAACAAAGCCTCTGAGCTTAATTACCTGATAGACTGTGTTAATAAACACACGAGCTTCAGGCATTGTAGAAAAGTATCGTGCCTTAATCTCTGCAGCTTCTGTAGGAGTACACTTAAGCATCTCAGCTAAGTGGTCCTGACCTACACCATAGATAAGTGCAAAGTTAATAGTCTTTGCTCTTGAACGAAGCGAACTTGCCTCGTCATCGCCCTTATGAACCTTTTCGATAAGCTCGTCTACATTCTTGTTGAAAAGCAATGCAGCTGTAGCAGCATGAACATCGTAACCATTTTTGATGGACTCAATCAAGCCCGGAATTTTTGCATAGTGTGCAAACAGGCGATACTCTACCTGGTCAAGGTCCATGAACCACAGCTCATGATTATCATCAGGAATAAATACTCTTCTGATACGCTTGTCCTTTTTTGGAAGAGTCTGAAGAGCTGGTTTCGTAATGGACATACGACCAGTAGTAGCCTCAGTCTGATTGATAGACCCATGTACTCGATTGCATGCATCACGCTGGTCATAAATACCATCAGCGTAAGTAGTCAGAAGCTTTTCATACTTTCTGTACTCTAATATCTTTTTGACGATAGATACATCATGCACTTCAGCAAGGTTTGCCAAAGCATTCTTATCAAGTTTTGGATTACCCTTGTCTGTCTTCTGTATTAAAGTAGGGTCAACACCCAGCTTCATAAGTACACCGTATAACTGCTTACCAGAATTGATATTAAACATTCCACCTGCTTCATCATAGATAGCACGCTCTGCATCATCCGTAAGCTTTTGCAGTTCTTCCTTAAGTGGCTTTTCATAGTCAACGTCTGTTTTCATTCCATAACGCTCCATTGCATATAAAGCCATCATAAGTTCACACTCGTTGTCATAGAGCTTAACAAGCTCATCTTGTTCAATCTTTTCATATTCAGTAATAAAGGTCAGATAGCAGTTCCATACGTCGGCATTAGCATATTCGCTAAGTAATTCACGCGGAATTTGACGATAATCACTGACCTTATTCATTTGTTTGTAGGCATCTACCATGTACTCAAACTTAACAATGCCGCCCTTCTTACGAGCTGCTAAGTCTCTTAACTGGAACGAGTTGCGGTTCTCGTTGGCGAGCTTTGCAAGTACTACAGTATCATGCATTCTACCTACAATCTTTAAGCCTGCATTTGCAAACATGTGCATATCAAACTTAGTATTGTGTGCAATCTTTTCAATGCTTGGGTCCTCGAATAAAGGTGCTAATTGTTTGAACTTTTCAAAACCGTTTCTAACAGTATCGAAGATAGTATAGGAATCTTTACCATCACAAATTGAAATACAGAATGGAAAGTCCTGAGGTACAGCCTTTTTACCAGAGCCTACCCAGCGTCTTACTACTGTGTTAGGTACTACATGACTGCTTGGAAATTCAGGGTGAGTCTCAGTATCGAATGTGATAAATCGTCTCCCTCTAAATTCAAATGGTTTTACAAGACTAAGAAGTTCTTGTGGGTCTTCAACTACATGGAAGTTGCTGACCTTGTGCTCTTTGGCGAATGTTTGTGGATTATAGACGTATCCGTTACCCTTCTGAATAACAGGACGTTTCTTTGCTTGTATTGTTGCCAAAGTCATCACTCTCCTTTCTATTATAATTATATCATGTAAGAAGGCAGCCGTAAACACATTTCCACAATTTGTGTAGTGGCTTACTGTGCCGACCGTTACTACCTGTTCTAGTCAAGATGTACGATGTATTGGTTTGTACTAGCTAACTTAACACCAAAAGATACATAGTTATCTGACAGGCACTTTTCATCGTACTTACCAAACTTAATATAGCAGTTGTGCAAGTAATGGCTTGGTATTCGACGATAGAATTCTTCTTCTGTCAAACCAGTGTATACCATTACTTTCAGCTGTGCAGCTGCGGCACAGCTTACAAGTGCTACCATATCATCTGGTTGTTCAGACCATTCAAGTCCACCAAGTATAATGCCATCATTGAATGGGTTTTGCTTGACTTCCTTAATAACTTCATCAGCATAGCGCAGATATGTCTCAGCATCTTTTAAGTGCTGATTGAAACACCCCCGGCATCCGTTGCTACATGATGTTGCTATTATCAAGGCGCCCATGAACGGAGCATCTTCTGCCCGTTCATGGATAATACCTTTGTAGCTTACCAGCTTATTCAACATGAATTTGCTTTCTATCATGAAATTCCTGCAGCTTGCCAGGGTTGTAGTTATCTACATCTCTGATATAACCAGTGATGCGCTGCATGTACTTTGTTACACCACCACAGTGAGGACACTTGTCTACGGGCTCATCAAGCACTCCACATTCAGGGCAATAGCAAATAATAGGCGAGAGAGACAGGTAAGGTAAGGAGTAGTTTTCACAAGTATGCCTTACAATCTGCTTAGCCTGATTGCCACTAATGCCTTTTGCCAGGTACAGATGTACAACAGTACCGCCTGTCATCTTAGTCTGAAGAGAGTCCTGATGGTCGAGAAGTGCAGCAATATTCTTCACTTCTTTAACAGGTAAGTGACAAGAGTTTGTATAATATACACTGTCACCGCTGCCCTGTGTGATAATGTCAGGATAAAGCTTCTTGTCTAACTTAGCAAGTCTATAACAAGTAGACTCAGCAGGTGTAGCCTCCAAGTTGTACAAATGACCAGTAGCTTTCTGGAAAGCAAGCAGAACATCTCTCATATAATCAAGTACCTGCTCAGCCAATGCTTTACCCTCTTTTGTACCAATGCCTTTACCCATGAAGTTCTCGCACATTTCATTCATACCTACAAAACCAATAGTACTGAAATGATTATTAAGGGTACCAACGTATGTGTCGAAGGCTGGCAGCATACCTGTACCGATTAAGTGCATATTCAACCAGTTACGTTTTTCTTCAAGACTATCCTTTGCAATGTTCATGAAGTCTTTAATCATGGACAGCAAGGATTCTACAGGCTGACCCTTAGTAAGATAGCCTATACGAGGTAAGTTCAAAGTAACTACACCAATGGAGCCAGTGCTGTCACCAGAGCCAAACAGACCACCATTGCGGCGCTGAAGCTCTGAAAGGTCAAGACGAAGTCTGCAACACATAGAGCGCACATCACTTGGGTCCATGTCGCTTCCCATGAAGTTACTGAAATACGGATAACCATACTTACCAGCCATTTCCCAGAGTAAGTCATTGTTTGGATTATCCCAATCAAAGCCATCTGCAATAGAGTATGTAGGAATAGGATAAGCAAACGGCTTACCATTAGCATCACCTTCCAGCATTACTTCAAAGAATGCCTTGTTGAGCATATCCATCTCTTTCTGGCAGTCGCCATAAGTAAAGTCAAGCAGCTCATTAGCGATACGAGCAGGCTGGTCCTTAAGGTCCTTAGGCGGAAACAAATCAAAGGTAAGATTACTGAATGCCGGCTCTGCACCTGCTCTGCTGTTTGAGTTCACAGAGTAGACATAGTTCTGGATATTCTGCTTAATTTCGCTATAACTCAGATTATCTACTCTGATGAACGGGGCAAGCAAAGTATCAAATGAACTAAAAGCAACAGCTCCCATAATTTCATTCTGGAAGATAGTCAGCATATTAGCCAGCTGGTTGAGTGCTGCGTCGAAGTGCTTAGCAGGCTTTGAGGTTGGGATATTAGGCACCCCCTTAACGCCATAGTCGAGAACCTTCTGTAAGGAATAACCACAGCAGTAAATGGTCAAGCCGCCCATATCATGAATATGAATAAGACCATCATTATGTGCAGAAGATGCAGAAGCATCATACACACGCTCAGCCCAGTATTGTTTAGATACTGCGTTGTTAATGTATTTATTCATCTGCCCAAAGCTGAATGGAGCATTACTGTTCTCCTTAACGCGCCAATCGCGCTGCAACATGTAGTCATCTACAATTTTATTAGTGTCCAGTAACATTACATCTCCTCCTTAATTAAGTCATCAATTGCTTTGGCATTAAAACCAGTAACGTACGAGGTACCATCGTTAAGCATAACTACTGGAAGAGTAGTAAGCCCGCGATTTTCTAATTCTTTCATACCCTCAGGACTTTCGAATACATCAATGTACTCAAACGGCACCTGTTTTTGTTCGAGGTACTTTTTAGCACCCTGGCACTGCGGGCATGAAGCAGTACCATACAATCTCAATGGTTCTTTCATAGAACAACCTCCTGTATATTTATTGCTTAAACCAGCACTTCATATCTGTATCGAATGTAGTGCTCGTTGAAAGCCTTAGTAGGTACGCGCTTAATCTTACCAGCTTCTTCAAGGTCTGAAACTACATAGCGCACTCTATTCTGGTTCATACCAGCTTCTTTAGCAATAGTAGATACTGCAACAGTCTTACCAGAAAGCTTCTTAATAGCTTCTAATACGCAGTTCTGCTCTTCTTCTGTAGTAGTGATGTTAATTTGGGCCATTTTAAGCCTCCTTCCTGATAGATTATTTTACTTATTACTAGTCCGTAAAGCAAAGGCGATAAAATATACGCTCAAAGCTTTACGGGCTTATTATGAGCGTTATATACGTGCTACATGTATTCCGGCGGCTTTTAATAACTTAATACCTGAGTCATCTTTCCATTCCTCAAAATAGTAGACAGCTGAGAAACCACCAGGCGCATTTATGATAGCTGCAGCACATTGCTTGCATGGTGAAAGAGTTACAAACATTACTTTATCAGGACTATCCGTTCTGCACTTGATAAGAGCATTTACCTCTGCATGAACACATCCATACTTTCCATCAATAATGCACATGCAGTCAGCAAGTCCTTTAGGACCACCATTGATACCTATACTGTACACCTGTGTCAAATCTTTATCGGTAATGATAGCGGCTACATGACGCTCAGAGCATTTGGATAAAGTTGCCAGGTTATTCGTAAAGTCTTTGAATACAGCCATTCTAGCTTGACTATTCATTATCTACACCTCCCATCTTGCTTTGTAGATATTCTGCAACCTTTTCAAGCTTCTCCTTTGAGTAACCTCTGCTGGTTGCTAGGTTTCTATTTATTGTCGGGTTCATTTGCCTAAATGGATTTGTTTGTACTTTTAATGCTGTGGCGCACTTGTCACATAATGGAATAACATTGCAAGCATTATACTTGCCACCATCTTCAAAGCGTATAAAGTAACCTCTAGCATCTATTTGGTCGCTGCTACACAGGGCGCATCCGTTAAAGTATCTACAACATTCCATCCATTCATCTTCTGTAAGAGTATGTGTAGTTATGCTCTTAAGTCGCTCTGTCCAAGCGGCGAAGCGTTCATCAGCCTCTTTACACAAACGTCTGTAATACTTCTGATTATCATCAGTTGTGCGTACAACCCTCTTCTGATAAATGCCATTGCGCTTATTATAGCATTTCCTACACAGTTTAGTTCCTGGAATTATATCATCAGAAGGTTTTTTGCACATATTACAAATACCCTCCGTAAACGACCTGCCGCAAAAGCGACAAGTCGAATACGGAGTAATCAGAGGATATACCCAGCCACAACCCTTACAGGTCTTTGTATTCATATCTTACTACAGGGATATGATGAGGGACTTTCATAAGCCTGTCAAAATTTTCACAGATAGCATTAAAGTCATCTCTTGAAGTTATGTAGTCTTCACCACGCTTCTGGCATCTTTGCCATAAGGCAGCCTTAGGGCCTGTAGCATAAATAATGATTGCACCACATTTGGCCAACTGTTCTTCAAGCTCATACATCTCTGGATAGCTAATAACAGAAGCGTCTCGCATAACCGGACCATATGCCATTTCTGAATACCAGCATCTATCAAAAATCATGTTCTTACCAGAACGGATAGTTTGTAGATACTCACCCATCATCAGTTTCTTTTCTTCGTCAGTCTTTGGCTGACTTCGATGAATGATAGGATACTTTGTCTGCTTTGAAAATTTCTCGGCAAGAGTAGTCTTACCTGATCCATCAGGTCCTTCAATGATTATAATCATTCTACTACCTCCCATCTACAATCGAACATCTCTGGAAATGTTTCACGCCAAGGCACTCTGCCAAAGCGACTGTCCACATACAAATAAGGAGAAGTCATTTTGCTATGCTCATCAGGCACTTGACATCTTATGACTACCTCAGGGCTCCACTGAGGTAGTTGCATGCCTTTACCAGCTTTTACTTCTCTTAAGGCATCTTCAAACTGCATTACAGTAACACTCTTAAAAGTCTGTCAACACTTGGAGCCTGTGCCGGATTGAACATTGCAGGAAGAATAGCTGTGATAATACCGAAAGCCTGCTCAGCAGTGAAACCAGCATCTACAAAGCTATCGTAGAGCATCTTAATCTGATTAGCACCCTTGTCAAACTCTGCTTTCATACAATCACGCTGCTTATACTCTTCAAGCTCAGCATGTAACTGCTCGATACGCTTCTTAGAGTTTTCAGCACTTGCAAGTGCATCGTCTCTGTCAACTTTCGCACCTTCTAATTCTTTAAGTAATTCTTCTCTGTTCTTATACATATTACTGTACCTCCTTCAATAATGGCCATCTGTCATCAATAATCAGTCTAGGAACTGATACGCCAGTAGCCTTATGCTTATCTACATATTTCTTGAGTGGTTCACCACAACTCATCTTACCCTCTCTGCACATACCATACATACAGTCAGGTCCGGCAAAGTGAAGCATCTCATCACCATCAGATGTCTTCAAGAGCTCTTCCCAAATGCGCATTGTAACATACTGTGTTTCGACGGTGTTTCTGTTGCAACCACGCAGTCTAATGAAGTGCATCCAAGCTTCATGGTTAGCCTGCATAATCAAGATGTTGCGCAGGCCCTGCGGCGCAGCATAACCAGCTGTATCATTATCTGTTGCTTCAGCAAGTTCTCTATAAGTCTCCATAGAGTCTGCACAGCTATTCAAGTAAAGCTTGGTGTAGATGTCCAGGTTCTCTTCATTTACAGAAGTTTTACTTTCAGCAGCAAACTCGTATGCGCAACGATTGCCTTCATAATCTGCCTTTATAATAGCATATGGAACTACATAGTCGGCTTTGCCTGTATAGTCACTATACTGCAATGAGGCAGATACATAGTTAAAACCAACCTGGTGCGTTCTAGCCTGTGCAAGAAAACGGCGAGATGCACCAACGATTGCGACTGTGATAGGTGTAAATCTCTTAATCGTTCCATGAGGCAGATTAGCAACGCTTACTGCTGTTTTGTGATGTCCAATAGACTCATTATAAAGCTTCAACAAATCATCCATGCAATGAATGCTATGGCCGCGCTGTGTAAGCTTGGCCAAAAACATCATCATACCTGCCGGACAATCATGAGCTTCATTAAGTACTGCTACTTCAATGTTACGCATGCTGACCCTCCTCTACAGGTTTATCTGCAACAAACGCTGCGCCTAATACATCTGTGATTTCTGCACGCTCCTGTTCAGTGCATTCATTCATGCACTCCACAAAAGCTCTAGCAACCATCTTCATGGCCATACCAAGCGTGAGTGCATCAGTATTATAGAAGATAGAAGCGTCTCCGTTTTCTTTGGACAGGATAGCTACAAAATCGTCAGAGGTTGTAGATTTACCGTCCATTTCGACTGTACAAGAAATTTTATTCTCTGCCATGATTAAGACTCCTTTCCTGCTGCACGTTTCAGCATATTCTTAAGGTGCTGTCCAAAGGTCATCTTTTTCTGCTGTCTAGCAACACCTGTTGCATAGGCATTTCTGTAGAAATGATTGAATGTTCCTGAGTTTCTCTTTGCTGCTGTAGCGCGGTGGCTACGCTCCATATGTTTAATTGCTCCTGCCATATTCTTATCCTCCTATTTACCGGTCGATGCAAATGCGCCATCGCCGCGTTCTTTAATGTCATAATCAATAAAATCTGCAATAACTACTGGCATAATAACCAGCTGGCCAATGCGGTCTCCCTCTTCTACCTGATAAGGCTCATCAGATACGTTAGATACGATAGCGTGCACCTCACCTCTGTAGCCAGAGTCAATTGGTGGCAGCTCACATACAATTCCTTTAGAAGATAAACCACTACGCGGAAATACATATGCCGCATATCCGTCAGGTAATTCCAGACCAAAGCCAAGTGGAATCTTTTCTGTTGTATGCGGAAAAACTACAACCCTCTTCATAGAGTGTACATCAGCACCTGCATCATTCTCATGCTTTCTGCTTGGTGCATTCTTATAGCCAAAGTCAATAAGCTTAATTTTCATTACTGCACTCCTTTCACATACATAGCCCTAAACTCAATCTTCTTCTGAACCTGAGCATAGACTTCAGGAAATTCAGTCTTGAGCTTTTCTGTGTCCACTCGGTTCTGTGAGCGAGGCGACCACTTAATGGTGTAGTCTTTAGTATAACCAATCTCATTATCCTGCAGACGGTCCTTAATACGGTTCTGTGCCTCAGCCATAATCTTTTCGAGCTCTTTAATCTTTGCTTTACAATCAAACACTGTACGGGCAAGCTCATTAGTCTCGTCATCCGGCAAAGTAATCTCAGAGTTCTTTACGACTGTACCGTAGATACTGTTTGCAAATTCAGTGTCTGTCGACTGCATTTCAGGTTCTTTGAGTGCCAGCACATTTTCAAACCAGAACTTCTTCGCTGCAGGAATAATAGTATTCTCAAGCAGTTCGTCATTTCTGAACACATCATAATAATAGAACTTATTTCCACCAACCAGGCATGCAAATGCACCTTTCTCTAAGCCCAAAATCCATAAGTACCAGTTAAGCTGATAGACGTAAGACATCAGAATTTCGCCCGACTCCCACTCTTCATTCATGTACTCGCTTGTAGTTTTACACTCAAGAATACCTACTGGTCTTCCATCGTCATCTACAATAAGTCTGTCAACGTTTGCTAATGCCCACGGATAATCTTTATGTACCAGTGTAGCATTTACTGCAATGACCTTATTGCCTGTACGCTGTGAGTATTCATCCGCTACAATAGGCTCAAGCATATGGCCAAAGTGCATACGTTCCTTTGCCGCTTCATTAGGCTTTAGAGCATCCTGAAACTGACCTGTCTTATTAAGGTAAATCTGACGAGCAGATGTGAACGGGCTTACTCCACAGATGGCCCCTACGTCAGAACCGCCTATACCTCTTGTTCTGGCCTTAAGCCAGCCTTCTTCATCGTCTTCCTGTTTAACTGTAGAGAACACAGTACAGTTAGGAAGATACTTCAAAATATCCATATTAGTCGTACCCCATTTCTTTCAATATTTTTATTAGCACATCGCCGTGGCAAGGCTTTGGAGGGCACCAGCATCCAAGTGTCTTACCAGCAAGACTCGGTAAAGCTCTCATCAGTATTTTGCTAGAACGCACGTGTTCTTCATACTTCTGAATAACTTCTTCTCTAGTGCCATCCGGACCTATTACATAAGGGTTACCCCATTTGGAAGGCCTGCCTATATACACGTCGTATGGTGCCTTTTTACAATGCACAATACGAGTCATTATACAACCATGATGTTCTTCATCACAATGCTGGTATTGGCCTTAAGACGCATATCGTCGTCGTATGCCTCCAAGATATAATCAATCTTGCTTGCAATCTCCTTGTCATTGATTGCGAGCTCAACAGCTCCTGTAGGAAGCTGTACAGCTGTTACGATGTACTGAGGCACAAAGGCCTTTCCATCTACTTCAGTAGGTTCTGCCATGGCCTTCTTAATCTGGCCAAGATAATAACGGATTTCATTTTCCATGATTATTCCTCCTTATATTGAATAGTTCTTTTAGCTTCCATTTGATAGCTAACCAGCACTGCATTAAATAACTTGGTGATTTGTAGGACATATACGTACCTCCTACATATCAGCAGCACTATAGAAATCTTTTCTAGCTGCTTCAATTTCTGCTTTTGTAACAGGCACTGTAGTTAAGTTTTCAAACAATTCAGTACCCAGTGGTAAACGTCTATAGTCACCCTTAACCTTATCTACTAGATGATTATTAGTCATATACTTTAACAGCATCTTCAAATCATCCTTTGAAAGGCCTGTGTAGTCCTCAAGTGTAGCTCTGCTGAAGTATGGTAACTGATACAGTATCTTAGCCATTTCATTAGCATCTACAAGAGGCAGTGTTAAGAACAGAGACCTCAGCTTACTAATGTTATTAGCAGATGTGTCAGATGTAACCATATCCTGTTCACTCAAGCGGTCATAGCCAAAGCTTTTCGTACAGTAGAGCTCGTCCATGAAATCTACAACAAAGTCAACATGCTCAGGCTTAACTATAACCTTTTGGCCAGTCTCATCCGAAGAGAACACGCAGCATGCCGCGGCTACGGCGAGACGAGCAATTTTGATACGTTGGTCAGCTGCCTCAACAATAGGAATTTTAGATGAATACTTAGCACCCATTTTTGTAGCACATTCAAGAATGCGCTGTGTAGCGTCCTCAGTAATGATAACGTCATCAGGCTTTCTGCTCCATGCCCACAGCACACGAGTATTACATAAATCAGATGTGTATACATGTGGAACAGGTGGCAGGTCTTTAAGAGACCTGTTAACAAGAGATGGGTCAACGTCACCGGATGCAACAGACATTGCAAGGTCAAGACGTCTAACATCTTCTGCTTTGCCCATAAGCTTCAGCACAGCATTTACACCATACGTTTCTGAGTTAAGCTGGCGACCATTTCTAGGATTAGAAATGTAGATAGCACGTGTTCTACTGGTGGTCTCAGCCGTGATAACTCCTGTAGCTTTTGCAATACCACTAGAACGAACATCGGACATAACTGCCAAGTCATCTTCACTTAAACCTGACAGCTCATCGATGGTAAGCAAACCTCCGTCATTAAGAGGAAACGCACCCCAAACAAGAAACCATCGTTTATTATTCTGCTGCATGTTATAGACCAAACCGGTTCGTCTTGAAGACTCACCAGAATGTAATTCACCAAGTCTGTAATGATGCATCAGTCTTTCAACAATTGTAGTTTTGGCCTGTCCTGAGTCACCTATAATAAGAAGCTCACCCCAACCACGCTTAACGTACTGCTCCTGGAAATAGAAGTTTAGCACAGTGTGATAAATTAAATCTACTGCAAAAGCTACATTTCGTCTTTCCCAGATATATGTAACGTTACGCTCCAAGTCTGCATGGATTTCATCGAACTTCTCACGGATAGTCTGACCTGGTTTTACCTGAAACATTTTCAAGTGCTCCAGCGTTTCTTCGTTAAGTTCAAAGTCACTGATTAGGTCTTTTTCTGGATAAGCCTTATCGAACACATACGTAGCATACTGAGAATTAGGGTCAGGATACATATAACCAGCCATGGTGTATCTCTTGTTAGTTTTGAGGTTATTCCCTATATAATATCCCGTACGTACTACATATTCGTGCTCTTTAGAGAAACCGAAGTTCGCTTCAGCTTTTGGAATAAGCCTCAGCTCTTCAAGGTTCATGTGCTCCTTGACTTCTATCATGCAACGGTCGCATCTTGGATTGACTCCAAGCATTTCGTATATCACAGCCATCTGCTGCTTTTCTGTACACTTGATAAGTTTCATTACGTCCTTATCTACGGACGATAATGTCTTTTCCATTTCACCAGCGTGTAGGGCAAGCTGACAATTTGAGCATTTCTTATTGTCACCATCTGCTGCATCTCCGCAGAATGCTCGAATAACCTTAGGACACAAGTAAGGCGTACTATCCTTACCACTTACCATGACGGGTATTCTCAAGCGCTTTCCAAAGAAACCAGCTTCTGAACTGTCTGACAAATGAACTTCCTGTGCTTCTGACTCATCGGCTACGCGCTCCTCAACCATTGATGGGTCGATGTAGCGCGTGGCGTTGTCAAGAAGTGTTTGGAAATCCTGTGACGTCTGACCACACTTTGTAAAGAAGTCTGTAATGTCTCCCTTAGCAGGGAAGTTCTCAGGCCAGTTAATAACATAGACATCTACAACGCGATACAACTTCTCGCAAAGTTTCTGCGTCGCAATACGCCCAGCCTCATCATTATCCTGAGCCAGATAGACTCGCTTCTTATTTCTAAAAAGCTTCGTCCAATCAGGTTTCCAAGTACCAGCACCAGATGTGGCGCAAGCTGTAGGGAAACCATGCTGTTCGGCACATATACGGTCCATCTCACCTTCTGCCCAGACTATGTACTCTACATCAGGGTCTACAACCTGGTCTATTCCGAATATACGGACTTCACCATAAGAATTGTTGTATTCATCTACATAGTTAAGTACTTTCCACTGGTCATCAGTTGAGTTCCATTTGTACCTTCTAAAATTGACAAGCGTGTTATACTCGTCATAAATTGGAATGGTAATACGCTCTCCATCCCAACCTAATTGAAACCTTTTCAGAGTCTCATCAGTTAACCCTCTTCGCTCTTTCAACATGTCCCTTATTGGACCGGTCAAGCTCATAAGCTTTTGATGGTACTCCTGTATCAATCCAACATCAATATCTGGTCTTGTAGGTTTGGTACCGTCAGGTCTTGGGATTTTCAAAGCGTCACCAAGTTGGAACCAAGCCTCTTCATTGGATAAGCCATACAAGTGCTTATACATAGTATGTATGTTGCCCTTAGAATGGCAGCTATTACAGTAGTAAACGCCTTTAGCTAAGTTGACTGTAAGCGAGGGATTGTTGTCTGTTTGTGACTCGTGTAGTTCCTTAAATGGGCATTCAGCTTTTATCTCCTGCCCTCTTCGCTGGATATTCTTAAGCTCATTCATAAAGAAGGCTTCATTGTCTATCTCAGCGAGAATACGATTAGTGTATTCACTCCAGCGCATGTGACAACCCCCTTAAAGTACAACGCGGCGGCGTTGTGTCGCCGCGTTGCTTGATACTTAGATTAAAATTCAGTCTTATCCAAGTCAGGGGCTGCACCACCGGAAGTAGATTCAGAACCAGTATCTTCAACGTCGAAGTTAACATCCTGAATAGTGTTACGGAAGGACTTGTAAAGCTCCAATGCAAATGCACGGTCTTCCTCGCCTGTTGCGCCTGCCGGTGTAGCAGTTGCGATGTACCACTCATTACCATTCTTAGCCATGAGCTTTTCATTAAGTACATAACCGTAGTTCCACATATTCTGCATGGTTACTTTAGCCAAACTGTACAGCTTCTTGCCTTCATTGTAGTTTGTCTTTGCAAAGCTTAAAATGATAGGCATACGCTCACCAGCGAAGAAGCCAAAGAAATTGATATACTTTGTGCACTTAGGAAGAGCTTCCTTACCCTGCTTGGTGTTATCAAACTCACAACGCCTACAAGATGCACACATTACCTGAGAGCCATCAGATTTCTCACCAACCTTACCGTCACGAGCGATACACTGAATACCGCCGCCATCTGCACGGTCTTTCCAGTCAATGTTGTTGTTGAACTTAAAGACAGGAATGAAAGTCTTGCCATTCAAACGCTCCTTAGTAAGAGAATTGATAATGTCACCTTCATTAGCCTGCTTGTCCTTTCTTTCAGGACTAAGCGTCTGCACCACCTTAACACGCGGGATAATCATATCCCCGGCATCTTCATCCTCGAAGCCCATAGGTGCTTCAGACTGTGTAGCAAGTGCTGCCTGCTGCTGTGCTACCAAAGCCTCTTCAGTAGCTTTCATGTTTTCGTTACTCATAAAAGTATCCTCCTTCTGATTTGTCCTTAAGGGCTTGTCCCTTAAGATATTCTTATTATATCATAAAAATGTGAAGTTGTAAAATCACATTTTACGAACCATTGGTTACTGCCTGTTACATTAACGCGTCTGCCGCTTCTACACACTTAGTAGCTATTGCGTCAGCCATTACGTTAGAAACTACAAACTGTCTAAGCTTATCAGGCGGAAGCTTAAATCCATTATTCTTTTCAGACAGAACATTTGCTTGCTCAAGTAAGTCCTTCTTTGTAGTTGTACAAACTGAGTCATACTTAAGAAGTACCTCTGTCATAAGGTTGGCCCCTGTGGTATCTTTTGTCAACAGCGTATTAGCAGTGACTTTACCAAATGGAATACAGTGACCTTTGATGTGATAGAAAGTAATCTCAATGCCAGCATCATCACATCTACAGTAAGCCTTAGAAATCTCCTGCCACAAATCGCGGTTTTTAACGGGCTCACCAACTGCTGTAACCCAGCCTTTATGCCGCCAGCTCTTGTACCACTCTTTGGTCATAGCATTGAATAAGTACTCAGAGTCAGTAACAATCTGAGTTGGCTGCTTAGCAGTCCAAATATGGTCCAAAGCAGTAAGTAAAGCAAGAAGCTCGCCACGCTGGTTTGTAGACGCCATCTCATAGTTAGACAAAATGCTTGTCTGCTGAAGATGCAAGTCTTTGTCAAACTGCTGAATGAAAACCCCACCAGCAGCAACACAGTCGGGCTTACCGTTGCGGCGGCACGCGCCATCTATCGAAATAAGAAGCATTATCTCACCCCCTGTAAGCCGATGCACATTATCAAAAACAGAAAACAAAATACACCGAACAAAACTTTGTCAAAATTAGTTGCATCTTTCTTAATAGCTTGTCCAAGACAAACAAGTGAGAAGAGAATGCATGCACACTGAACTACAGTAACTGTAATCATGATATTATACCTCCTTCTGTATCTGTGAAGCGTACGTCTGATGCCACAGCAGTAATAACGTGTCCATCATTCAACTCACATACAAAAACTGGATAGTAATCTTCTCCGTCATTTTCCTGGAATAAGCCAAGTATATGACAAGGGGTAACACCCATATCTATGCCCAGCTTCTTATGCCAGTAAGTACCAATGTCTACTTCAGCACTGCGACGCTGCATTGTAACCTCCATGGAAAGCTTACCCATTATTCATGCACCTCACTTTCCTCAGTCTTCTCATTATAATGCTTAGTAGCTTCTGCACAAGCTTCTTCTGAGCACTGATTGTCTTCACGTGTATTAGCTGGCTCATTACCGAACTGTGTGCATCTACACGCATTACAAATATTGACATCTGTATTAAGCACATTTATTCCCCCTCTCCTACAAATCTCTTAAAGATAGGACAGTTGAGAGATTTCTCACCAAGAGCATTTGTAGATTCGCCAAATGTGTCAATCTCAATGCTGCGACCCAGATACTTGTCAGGACTGTCCCAGATGGCTTGGCGCTGAGCATCGTTAAAGCCAGAGCCTACACCAAGCTTATTACCATTGTAGTCAACTACAAGAGCACCCATCATACCTTCAAACTTGCCAGTACCTTCAAGAATATCTACAACCTCAAGAGTATGCTCTTCAGTATGCTTCACTTTAAGCAACTCTTTAGAACGCTTAATCTCATACTTACCAATAGACGAGTTAAGCATAACTCCCTCGCCGCCGCGAGCCCAAATCTTGTTAACAATTGGCTCAACATCTGACATGTTCTTTACAAAACCAAGAATAGGTACAGGTCTAATTGCTTTAAGTGCCTGGTGAATACCAAAGGCCTGAATAAGCACAGCCCACTTTTCTGGTTCAAGTATCTGGATACTTTCGTCCATTAAGGTAGCACCAAGAGTGACTTTACGAACCAGTGCTTTATCAGCAGAGATGCCTGCTCTGAACTCATCAAGCGGAACCATATCAAATACGTTAAAAGTAAGGCCTGTTTTTGTACCCTTGCTATTTGCGATAGAGTTTGTAGCCTGACGCTGGGCAATACAATCCTTGAATATACCAGCTGCTAAAAGCTCTCCATCGTACACTGTATTGTTAGGAAGATATTTTGCATCCTCAATAATTTCTACAAGGCCAGTATCTTCATGCCCTGAACGGCTATAGCATCTACACACACCATTCTCTTTAACAAGAATACGGCGGATGCCATCAAGCTTTTCTGTTACGATACATGGCCACTTTGTTTTCTCCGGACCTACATCACCGTAGAGTGTTCCAAGCATACAGCCAATTTTAGGAATAAAGTCACTGCCGTACACTTTGTTAAGTGTAGTTGCTGTAACGCCGATTTTAAGCTCCTGCGTAACAATGGCTCTAGCAAGCCATTCAGCGTCTGGCTGGGTTGCTTTGGTGCAGTTAATGAAACGTGCCGCCATTGCAAGGTCAGACTCATTGCCAGTAGTATGCGACTTCAGGTAGTCAATCATCTGTTTGTAGGTAACTGCGTTATCCTCACCGACTACATGAGGACCGCGTGCTTCAGCCATCTTAAGTGCCTTTGCAAGCTTGGCCTTAGAAATACCTGTTCTTGTGTACGGGTCATAAATGAACTTAAGAATAGTCTTAAGACCCGGAACCTGCTCGTTCTTCTTAAGCAGGTACTGTTTGTCGTTTGTGCCTGATGTTCTTGACACCAGGTCGATTACTTTTGCGACTTCAATCATAGTAATGCTCCTCCAGTTTCTTTCTTAAATTAAATTTGAAGCTATTTATGACTTGACTGACATATGGTTGAGAAACGCCTGCTTGTTTCGCTATCGATACCATGGAAGCCTCATATTCTGAGTCGCGCCACAGTGATATGATAACTTGGTGCTTCTTATTTGTCAGTGTATCATACTGTTTCTGAAATTCTTCCCTTACAATCCTGTGTAGTTCTTTCTTCATAAAGTCCTGCTCTACATCAGAAGGTGTTGAAAGAAAATCTACAAACTCATGGTCTGTGCCATCTTCTGAGTAAGCAACATTGTTGTAAGAGATTACTTCTAACTGGCGCTGTTTGTTTTGTGTTCTTACGTATGACCCCAAAGCATTGTAGATACACACTGAAGCGTATGTAGAAAATCGTACTTTCTTGTTTTGGTCATACGTTAATATTGCATTGTAAAGCGCCTCATAACCAATACTCTCTGCTTCAGGGTCCTTAGCAAGATTGAACTTATTAAGCTGCTTAAAGATAAGACCAAGATGCTTGGCTATCGTAGCATTGATGTCATCCTGCATCGGACTCCCTCCTTTATTCTATTATTGACTTAGCCTGTTCAACTAAATCTGCCACATCTTTGACAGACCTACATATTCCTCCTATAGCCCCGGCAGCGCGCATCTCATCGAGGAATATTTCCTGGTGAGGCGACGGAGTGCCGGTGTCATCCTTCAATTCAGCAAGGACTAAAATGCCATGTACGCATATGAATACGTCAGAGTAACCCTTATTGTATCTGTCACAAACACGAATAGCTTTAATTCGCTCTCGCTGCTGCGGCTCAAGCCACTCCATCACTTTTCTTAACAGTGTTGCTTCGTCGCTGTACTGCTGGGCGGATGGTAACGGTTTGTTTCTGTTCGTCATAATGCACCTCCAAATGGCTGCCAAGTGTAACTCCCCAGTTTGCAATTACAAAGCTAGGCACTTGCACAAGCACATTTCTAGGGTTTGTCACATTGACAGTTTTTACATGCACTAATCTACACCTCTTTCTCATTAGGCCGCCACTTAAGCGTTGCAGCGCCTAACTCTTTGTCATTATGTGCCGTGAATACAAAAGCTCTATCACTGCCAAATGTTCGATAGGCAATGGTACTTACCTCTGCATCTTTAGGCAACTTCTGTAAGGATGCAATAAGCTCTCCAATGGTTATGTAGTACATTAGATATTGCCTCCTTTCAAGTGATTAAGCACCGCATAGCTTGCTTCACCTTTACCTTGAAGTACATCGCTATACAGAACCCTGTCGATAGTTCCTTTAGCAATCATTACGTAGTAATCGCAATGTTTTGGCTGCTTCATCACATCACCATATATTCGTTCCATAGACTGCTTAAAAAGTTCATAGGACCAATTCAAGCTGAAATAAATCGATATGTGGGCATTTGTGAGCGTCAAACCTTTGTCAGCTGATGCTGGGTTTGCAATCAAATACTGAATCTTGCCTTCTTTGAATAGCTTAATTGCTTCATTCTTCTCTGCTAAAGTTGTTTCACCATACACGCATCTACACGAGTCTCCAAGAGCCTGTTGTATAATTCTGAACTCTGCCTTGTAGTTTGCCCAGATAAGAACCTGCTCGTCACCAATCTGACCAAGCAAGTCAATAAGCTTCGCAAAGCGATAATCGCTCAGCTGATACAGCTCAGTCTTATCCTCGTTATAGAACTTATTTTCTTTTACAGCCTGTGTATCAATAATGAAGCCAGATGTTACCTGGTTAAGCTTGTTAAGTTTTGCAGCAGCACTAGGCGCTGTAATTCTAAGCCCATCACCTATTTCCATGTACAGCTCATTCTTAAGCTTATTGTAGCGCTTCTTAAGCTCAGCAGGCATTTCAAATTCCACTTCATGGAATGTTCTGCCAGGCGTTGTAAGTACATCCTCTTTATCTACATACAAAGCATACTTCCTAATCAAGGAAAAGAGCTCGTCCTTTTTATCTGGTCTTAAAGCCAGCTTTTCATACTGTGGATTGTAGGACATGTTAACAAAGTAGTGTTCCTTAAACTGGGAGTAGCTCTGTTGTATTCCATAGTAGTCCACAGCTCTTAGCTGCATGTAATATTCTTGCTCACCGTTAGGTGCAGGCGTACCAGATAAAAGATAGAAGCGTTCTAGAGTCTGTGCAAAATCTACAAGCTCTTTACTGACCTTTGACTTCGGACTCTTCATATCTGAACTCTCATCGATAATACAGCCGACCAGGTGTAACTTATCAAAGTGTTCTCGATATTTAACGAATGACTCAGTATTGGTCACGTAAATGTTTGCTTCTGAGTTAATACGCTCTAAGCGCTTTGCAGGCGTTGCGGCGTGGCAACTAACAACTTTAATCTCTGGAATGAATTCAGCTGCGTCAGGTATCCATGCATTCTCAATAAGAATTAACGGACATACTACTAACCACTTGTGTGTAGGATTAGCTACAATGTCGTCATACATTATTGATAATGATAAAGGTGTCTTACCTGTACGTGTGTCATAGAAGAACGCATATCTGTCTTGGTATCTAGCAATCTCTCGCCCCAGCTGCTGATGGCGCATAAGCGTCAAATGCTCATTTACCTTAAAGGATTTCCTTGGCCCGTTCTTAATCAAATCTTCTACATTACTTCTAATGGCCAGTTCCTTATAAAAGTACCCCTGAACTTGTGGTGGAGCAGTGTCAATATTATCTGCACCAATTCCTCTGAGTAGCTTCAGAACCTCCGGTACGTTATGTATAGACATTCTGTACTGAGTCTTTATTCTATTCGTATGAATAGGGTAAATGCTAGACATTAGCTTCTGCGTTTCCAAATCATTGCGGTCGCACTGAACTTCAAGGCAGTTTCTAGACATCAATATTTTGTTTCTCAATCTGGACACCTCCTCAAACTAGTTACCCGCCTTTTAAGACTTTCATCCAAAGAATAGTCTGCACTTATCATGCAGACATCTTTGTAGTTCTAGCATCGGCTGAAAGCGAGGTAGATGACAGACTATCTCAAAAAGACCAATGCTAGGACTCTGGTGCACTTGAAGGGTTTCGAACCCCCAACCTCTCGGTTCGTAGCCGAGCGCTCTATCCGTTGAGCTACAAGTACACAGTGGAGCATAAGGGGCTTGAACCCTTGACTTCCTGCTTGCAAAGCAGGCGCTCTCCCAACTGAGCTAATACCCCATAATTGACAGCTTTCCCAGCTTCATAACTGTCATGTCCCAATGAACGCATTTATGTATCCGGTCCTTTACTTTGGTTTCGTCTGCCAGGACAATAATTGCGGGAGATGGATTTGAACCACCGACCTCTGGGTTATGAACCCAGCGAGCTACCAAGCTGCTCTACCCCGCCATAGAAGGAGTGCCGTGGCATACACTTGTGTTGAAGTAGGGATGAACTACACTCAATCATATGCCGCGGCGCTACTAGTCTGTGAAGTTGTTCACCGACTGTTAAGAGTCCATAAAGTAAGAGGTCCCGCGTCTTTACCAGCTAGAGACCTTATGGGCTCTTAACAATCGGCGAGCATTCTAAGAACACACGCCGATTGCTGAGGTGTAACAACTACACCTCATACTGTGAGAATTACATCTCAGCAGCTGCCTGCTCGTCGTACATGCCGTCTTCACCAGCAGCCTCAGTGTTACCCTCCATAGCTGCCTCAACGTTAGGAGCTTCACTCTCTGCAGGAGTGCCGGCACGCTTAGCTTTCTCAGCCTTAGCTGCATCAACACGCGCCTGGTTAGCTGCGATAGTCTCCTCAGAAGCGCCACGCTGCTTAGCCTTGTACAGAACAGAGTTTGCGTTGATAATCTCACGCTTAAGCTGCTCGTCAGTCATGTCCTCAAGAGCGATACCAGCCAGCTGACCACGCGGTTTCTTCTCAGCTACAGGAGCCTCGACTTCGATAGTGAACTTGTCACCAGCGCTCATTCCTTCAGGAACAGTTACTTCAACTTCAAATTTCTTTGCCATGGTAATTACCATCCTTTCTTATATTCGACTATTGTCTCTATTAGGTGTCCCGCACCTTATGATATTATTATACACCCCCTACCCCTAAAAGTAAACCCCCTTTCCTTACGGATTTTCTACAGGTGTCCTTTGCGGGGCTGCCAGCGACCTGGCGTGAGCAAGGCCCTTGGCATTTTCTTAACATCTCAACTTTCTTAACCTTCCTAACTTTTTGACGTACTCCCTCGAAACTCGTCTATAAGGATTTGTTTTTAAGTTTTTCAAAATGAAAATTGAAAACCGAACAAAAGTTGCCAAAAAGTTAAGAAGGTTAAGAATGTTAAGAAAGTTAAAAAATAAGATAATTTGATTGAATATTGATATTTGGGCTTTTTTCTTATTTATATTTATTTCCTTATATATATTCCCTATTTTTAGCAATTTTAATCAGTTCTTAATTAGCGTTGTAGTTATTAGCTTCGATTGCTTCACGCTTCGCCACGACGCCGCGACTATAAGTGCTTGTGTAGTTTCCAGCCTGCCAATTAAGTGACGCGCCATGCTCACCCATGTTGTAGGCCATAAGAGCCTTATGCTCATCACCGTATTTAATAAGAAGTTTAGATATGACGTAGACGCCAGCGTTGATGTTGTCGCTAGCATCAAGAAAGTCAGTAGGCCCAAGTAAATCTACTAACCAGGAATGATTACAAGAATTGATTTGCATGATACCATAATCATCCGTAGGACTAACTAGGTTTGCCGTGTAGTTACTTTCTTGCCACACCATAGCAAGTACAAGTTCATAATGTTCCGGAATGTCATACTCTACACATCTGTTGTAAGTGTAAAGTTGTAGGTCTTTACTCAACGGAATGTCGTAGTATGTAGGTTCGGCGCCGTGCACCTCTGCGTCATCTACAAACAATCTTAATTTGTCGTTGGATTGCTGCAGCGCGGCGCTGAGTTCCTGATTCCTCGTAGTCAGCTCAGTAACCTGTTGGTTAAGCTTGTCAATGTCACTTTGAAGAGCTTGTATACTTTTCTTGTGATATTGATTGAAGGCATGTGTTGAACCGGCTATGATACTTGCGGAAACTACAAGGCAAGCTATACGACGTCTCATCAGCCTTCGTTGTCTGCGTCGCTTCGCCACGGCGCTGTATTTGTATTTAGTACTCATCTTTCTGTACCTCCTTTACTTCCTTTATTATAATATATAAGAAAGAAGTTGTAAACACGTCCGTGGGAAACCGTGAGGGGCTGCTTTTAATATAATTATACAAAAATAACATAGGCGTAACTATGAACGCGTAACTTGTTATATGCGGGTTCGTAATAAAGTTTTAATATAAATTATAGCCCTATAATTACGAACGTGCAACGCGTTTATATTTTAATAAGAAGAAACCCGGTACTTTCATACCGGGTCCCGTTTTAGTTAAGCTAATACAAGGTCTTTTACATTGAATGGTGTGCAAATGCCATTTTTGTCAAGCACTGCACGGTCTCCCTTAAGTTCACCTACAGTGTAAGTTCCCTTATAGACGAAACTTGCAACGCTGCCTCCAGTATAAGTCTTAGCGCCAGACTTAACCTTTACTTTGCTGCCTGCCTTAATCGTTGCGCCAGAGCTAGACGAGCTAGACGAACCATTTGTAGTTACAAAGCAATCAAAGCCAGCAGCTTTAAGCTTTGCAGCCTGTGCATTTGCATTCTCTTTCTTAGAGTACGCCCCTACCTGTACTTTGTACAGTCCATCTACAACTGCAATACAAGTTTCAAAGCCTGCCTTCTTAACCTTTGCCTCAAGAGTCTGAGCATTGCTTTTATTCTTGAAAGCACCAGTCTGAACTCTGTAAAGAGCTTTAGAATTAGAAGGCTGCTGTGGCACTGCATTGCCGAGGCTGGCGTTTACTTTAGAGGCAAGGTCCCCAAGGCGGCTATACAGCCAGTTGCCAGGACAAGACTTGTTTGCAAACCAACGATGTACAGTAAGCACCGCCTCGCCGTTCGCCGGCTCGTAAGATAAGGACTTATTCTTATCTGCGAACCAAAGCAGCTTCTTAATGCCATTACGCTTACAAATGTCAATGCACAAATCTACAAGCTTGTTATAGACTGCACTATTCATAGTGTAAGGTTCTGACATGTCAGAGGCACACTCAATAGTGATAGCACGCTGGTCATTGGCGTTACTTGAGCTACACCAGCTGCGATTTGCTTCATCAACGATTAAGCATACACGACCATCTTTACCAATGCCATAGTTGCAAGATGCCTGTCTGGAGGTGCTTGTAAAGCAACCTCCAATAGACTCGGCAGAGAGCTGACCTACAACACAGTGAGGCGTGATACGGTCAATCTTATGAGTGCGCTTACCACTATGATTAGGACTCAATACTGTACAATTTACTAAAGAACTGTTTGACATACTTATTCCTCCTTTTCTACTTTTGCTTTGTCATACAGACGAGTATCAATTCTAACAATTCGCTTGTGCATGTCATTCATGATGTCATTCATATCATCAAGTTTTCTGAGGACCTCTTTCTGGTCCTTATCGTTAGAAATGATAACTTCATTAAGCTTCAGGTTGTTATCCGAGAAGCTAGTTACAAGCTCATCAATCTTGACACAGAGCTTATCTACACTTTTGTTCTGTTGCTTGAACATTGAAATGACAATGACCAGGACAATGAACAGTGCCGCTCCAGGAATACCAAGGTTGAGCCAAGCTTCAGGTGTGATGCCTTCCATATAGGTACCTCCTTTCTGCTTATTTATACAAGTCCCAAACATGCTCAGGTGGCATGTAAGGAAGAGGTATCTTAAAGAAGAAGTCATACTGAATTTTCATGGTATTCAGCGTTGTCTTTGTGATAGGTGCTGCGAGGCGCGTCTGAGCTGATATAGGTCTTATTGCAAGTACGTATATGCTATTATTATAGTTGCCAGTGGCTATAGGCAGAGAAGCATGAAATTTAGTAGGATAGCCATACGGACTATACTCTGATCTGTACCCTATGCTACTTACAAATGAGGAAGAATAGCTCGCACTATGCACTTCTGACTCACTAGTATCTATCGTTATAAAGTAGCCATTACGGCATAAGTGTCTGTTGTCAATCTTTCTTAGCACTGTGTTGTTTGTGTAGTGTTCATACGTACACCAAACATCCCAAGGGTTAGGCACATGCAGCCATTGCTTAGTGAGTACATTATACATAGAATACACCGTAGCATAATAAGATTTATTCTGGTCTAACTCACCTTGACTATTTCTAGCAGGGAAAATAGATGATGAGGTTTCCCCGCTATAAGTTACTTGAATGCCCACCCAACCATCATCATCACAGTATGCTCTGGCGTAGGCGCTAGGTGTAGTACGTGCTCCAAGTTTGCTGTTATTACGCAGTTCTACTAGCTGTGGTGCACTGGTAATTAGGTCTTCAGTCCAAGTATCAATGATAGCACCTGTTGTATCGTGTTTATTGATAGTTAACGTCATAGAAAAGTTACTTTTACCCGCATTTGCATATGAAGAACTAAATGTATAGTAGCATCCATTAACTTCATAGTTGTTATGAAAGCTTTCGTCAGTTTCAGTCTTAAGGTCTCCTACGCCATTTATGGCTTTGATAAAGTTAAGTACCTTATAGTATTTACTGTCTTTTACTTGATATGCATTACCTCTTTTATCAAAAGTTAAGTTCGAGAATTTGTTATAGGTCCCATTAAAGGCTTGAAGGGCAGCTACGAAGCGCGGATAGTACGAAGAGTCTACATCATAATATTCAACAGATACAGGCATCCAGTAAATATTTTGAATTTTGCCATTACCAGCTGATGTAGGCCAGTCATACACAAGGTGAATATGCTTATACCCATTATCTTCAATCTTTGAGTAACTTTCAGAAGCGTTGTATGTACCACGATATTTACTCTTCCCTGCTCCGTTTGTATCATTTCTATTACACATACCTACAACATTTCCATGAATGAAGTACAAATCTTCAAGCTCTCCAATATCACTATCGCTCAGTACGATAGATGCAAAGGATGGATAAGAGCAGCCTCCATTAAGGTCTCCACTGTTAAGCTGATAAGCGATAGAGCCGTACGCGCTACTTTCCAAAAATGGCGTAATAGCATTCTCTGTAGTAGCTTCTTCTACAACCTTTCCTGACACTGCGTCGCAGAGTTGAATTGTCACACGGTTGTGTGAAGCCTGTACAGGCTTGAGCACTCTCTGCTCGTAGTGCTCACCTGTAACAAAGTTATGATTAGTCTTTATGACCTGTCTCATATTTTTCATTATTCAGTTCCTCCAATCTTCTTAATTTTAATCAGTCCATCTGTTCGCTCAGTACTGAGCTCAGCAGTTTTATTTTCACCGGCGTTGTAGGAACTACCACCATGTGAACCAAGCACGCCACCACGGTAGCCGCCTCCGCCGCCCCCATCACCATCATCTTTGTTGGAACCACCTCCACCAAAGCCAGCATAGGAGCCGTTGCCGCCACGTGTATAGTAGTAAGATGCAGCGTCGCCACCTACAAGGAACGATTTACCGCAGTAAGAATTGTTCCTATATTGTCTGTAACCACCACCAGAGTAATCATTAGATAAGAATGCATCACTATTACCTTCATCAAGTAACGCATTATCACCAGGCGTACCAGAGTAAGCAGCATCGCCACCCCCGTTACCAGCACCAGCAACTACTAGAGGCTTTACAGGAATTGTACCAAACAACATATCTGTTTGAGTATCATCCTTGACGGCTACTACAGACATACCACCTCCGCCACCTGTCGTAGCATCACCAGATGTCTGAGGATTATCTGTACCTTTCTGACCAACTAACAAGTAAAGTTCATCATTGGCTGCTAGGTCAAACTCACCACCGATGATAGCACCAAAGCCTCCCATGCAGTTAGCATTAGAACCACCACCTTTACCACCGGCAGCACCGATAGCTACAATCTTATACTTACCAGTTTCAGGGACGATGTATCTCTGAATACCATTGGTAACTTCAACAATCTGCTCATACTGAGCATCTGCATCAGCTTGCACAGGCTTATCTCTGCCTGTGTGGCCAAGTGTTGTAAACTTCAAGCTACTATCTGTTGCAGCCGACACAACCTCACTAGGCGTGCTTTCCTCTGTTGCAGTACATCCAGTAGCATAGAAGTAATACTGCGTATCGGTCACCAGATTTGTGACAGATACGTCTCTCTCTGTCACCTCTATATATTCTGTTAAGTGCTCTGGGGCAGTACCATAATAAACTCTGTACTTGACAAAGCCTTCATAGTCTGCATACCTGTCAGGCAAGTTGATAATCATCATGACAGACGTTTGTCCAGTGGTCACATCAGAGATGCTGAGTACAGGAAGCAGTGGTCTAGCAGAGCGAACTTCAGAAAACCAGCTTTCCTCACTAGCTTTGACTCCTGTGAGAGCTACAAAGTACTCTACATTATTCGGTAGATTTTCAAGCACTGCCTGCATCTCCTCAGTGTTGCTAAGCAGTTGCAGGTTATCCTCAGACGTACCAAGATACACATTATAGGAGTCATACACAGCACCTACAACTTGCCATTGAAGAGTAATCTTACTGATGCCTGCTTCACACAGCAAGAAGCGAGGAACGGGCGTTGTAGGTATTGCGCTAAGCACATTAGACTTTTCACTTTCTCTGCCATAACCGAGTGTAGCAGCGGCGAAGTAATACTTCATTCTATTATCTAAGTCGGGTACCTCGCAGAATGTTGCACCAACATCTGACTGCACTGACTGGCCAAAATCTACACTATTTCCATAGTACACCTTTACAGCTCTCGGTTGACCAGCAGGTGGTTGCCAGTGCACTCTAGCCCTACTGTCTTCTGCAATAGCAAATGTAAGCAGCGGAGCGTTGAGTGGAAGGTTAGACTCATCCGTGCTGTAATAAACTACAAAGCTGTTTAGAGTGAAGGACGTTTGCTGAATGGACGAAACCATATAAACCGCTATGGTAAGTTTACTAGCGCCGCCGCGCTCAAAGAGCTTCTTGAATGTATCACTATTTAGCGTAGCCAGCTGAGTAAGACTTATACCTCTCTGACTCATAACAGACACAGTAAGTTCAATAGGCTGCCATTCCTTATTCTCGTCTACTGTAAACCAGCTAGAACCATCCGTACTGAAAGCAACCTTCATGTTAGGTGTACCAGATACGTTAGCTTCTACACTGTTTATCAGTGGTTCATAGTTCTCAGTAGGATAAAGTGCATCATATGTGACAATACCTTCACCTACACCGTTTTCAAAAGTAAGATCAGTGCTGGTAAGAGACAGATTGCCTGTAATGTGTATTGCTTCTGCCTTTGAAGAATTGTATGTCCAGTACTCAGTAGCTCCAAATGCTTTGACGTCTGCAATAGGAATATCCGCAGTATAACCAAGCTCTTCAATATCCACACCTGGATAAGTGTACCTCTCAATGTTATCGATGTTGGTATACCCACTAGTGGTAACTTCACAAGTCGTGCTACACTGAATGAGTCCAAGCTTAAGAGTCGGATAATCTTCATACGTTTCAGACACCTCAGCATGAGGATACTCACCACCCTGGCCATTAAGAATACCTCGACCTTCACAGGTGTATCTCACAGCCTTTGCTTGAATAGATGCCTTAAGTTTTCCGTCAATCGGTAAGGATGCGGCAAGATTTACCTTGCCTGATGCAGTACCTGATAACTCGCCACTTATATCTTCAGAGGTACTTGTCTTACCTGTGAATGTTCCGCTAACCGGAAGTGATACAGAGCCCGATACATTAAGGCTCGGAGTGCTCTCATACGCTTCAAGTCTGACAGTTACTGATACTAGGTGTGCAGCGGCCTGTACCTGTAAGAAAGAATGCGGAATACCTACAAAGCCCGGCCCCTCCTGGGCTTGTAGAACTATAGGAGCGTACGGCTCCGGCGAGCCATCTACCTTAATAGTTACAATCATTCTACACGAAGTCTCAACTACATAACTGAAAAGTAAATGACAAGAAAGGTTTCCAGCTTCACCCATTGCAAAAGGTAAGTTTACAATTTCAGTCTCGCTGGTACCGATTGTAATTGCATTCTCATTAAATGTAGACAAGAATTGTGGCAACAAAGACTCAAGAGTATTAAGCGTATTTTTATCAACGTCTGAGCTAGGATACAATTTCCATTCTAAGATTTCCACGTACTCTTCAGTATTAAACTGAAAGATTAGCGTATCAAAGTCTGCAACATTAGTAATGAGCTCCGCCTGCATAAAGTAGGAAGTAGACGTTTTGCTTGTTACTTGGAAAGGTGCTGTAAAAACTTGGTACTTCTTATCTTTGTCTTTAATCAGTAACTTTGCAAAAGCAGCGGGTGAAAATTCGTCGAACTCACCTGTAAATTTAACAGTTACCTTAAAGGCTTTAGGAGTGAACTGAACTTGGTCATGTGTTAAGGTTGTAGAGGCTGTTCCATTCGCTTCAAGCTTAATCAAGTCTTTAGTCATAGTAGCTTTACTTAAGGTCCAGGACTTAGGGTCCACAGGAAGGACATTAGCTAAATATTCCATTATCTGTTCACCTCCAATATCTCTGAATTAAGTAGCGTTATTTCACATGACAAAGAACCTACATAGTTGTACTTTATTCTCTGCAGTATACCTGTAAAGTCAAGATTGTAGTTAGTACTCTGCACGCGTATCTTATCACCTATGCTAAGTAACGGGTTTCCTCTAACCTGTAAAGTTAAAGTAGGCATATCACTATTAACAAATGCTTCAAGCATTGCTTTATACTGTTTTGCATAGTCCGTAGTCTGAACATACCTGTTCGTAACCTTCAGAACATTCGAAGCATTATCTGTGAGGATAGACTGCACAAAGTCAACAGCTATACCATACACTGCAAGGTCCGAAGTAGTTTGTGTACTTTCATTTCTGGTTACAAGAGTTATATCCCATGGAGAATTGACGTAATCTACAATGGTAACCTCTTTGTTCTCAGTAAGGGCATACACATTCGTAACCGTTTTAGCAGGCCCTTTACTAAATGCAACCTTGTTGTGCGTAAATACACCAGCTGGCACATTAGCTTCTTTAATCTGTAATAACTGTATTGCTTCTGTTAACTGTGGCAAAACGTATGTAAGCTCAACGCCTCCATACGTCTTAATGATAGACTGTTTTGCATCTACACTTATAATCTGGTCACCGTCTGTAATAGTAGCCCTTAAAGGCTTACTACCATCAAGTGGCTCAATGATAATATCTCCATTCTTATTACAAAGACAATAAGCTATTGCACCTTGAAGCATCTCTTGTAGATACTCTTTCTGTTCACCCTCCGTAAATGTATACAGAAGTCTAGCATTTAGCTCATGTGACACTGTGACAGCATAGCCTAGTGCATCAAACACTTCCTGAAAGAAATCCTCCTGGGTCTTATTAAGACCTACAGGAATTACAGGAGCAGGCTCTAAGAATACCTGCTGCAATTTATCGTCCGCCGTAATAGAAGCGGCGGCGCCTGTTACGGTGGCATTCCAGTCTGAAACGTAGTATATGCCCATCTTTATCCAATTGACATCTTCAGTCTCATCATCAAGGTCTGGCTTCATATATGGTATGATTGGAACATTTGTTTTTATCTTACCATAATAAGGGCTTTCAGGATTGGTTGGGCTGAATATACCATTATCATTATACAGGCTAAACGCCAGCTCGTTAGCTGAAATAGCTCCAAGCGGATTATTGTCCTCAGCACCCGCTTCCTCAAGAAGCTCAGCGTCTATCAGGTAGTCACTTCTAGTAACCGTCAATGGTTCATTCTGTAAGCCATCAAAGAAGATGTCAAGCTTTAGCAGAATGCATCTACTATGCGCATTGAAATCTTCGTCTGTAGCATCACGTACGATTGTATCTGCCATGTGGCACCTCCTTTACTGCTCGATTAGGTTGAAAGTTACGTTCTTCCAAACCCAGTTTGTGGTCTTGCCTGCTTTATGCAATTCAGTTGGTATAGAACCTACATACACAGTAGCAGACTTATCCGTACCATTCTCCTTATACTTAAGGGGAAAGAATAACGATTTTGTTTCCCAAACTGCTTCTAGAATATTGTCTAAGTCATCACCAGAAATAGCATCATAAGTAAAGTAGAACTTTCGCTTTTTAGCAATTAAGTCACCAACCATTTTAGCATCTGCAAGACGCTCCATATTGGTAACATTATATCTTTCTATTTTGAACGAGGAGGGGTTCTTAATAGCCCTCCCGTTCACAGTGAAATTACTAGCCATTACTAACCCCTCCTCTTATTCTCTTGAAGCTGAATAACTTGCATCTTACGGTTAAGCTCTTTCAGGCTCCTTTCATCTGCAATTAACGTTCCAACGTATAGTGGCTGTAACTGTCCCTGATTACCAGAGATATTAGCTACAATAGGCATTAAGCTAGCAGTGATACCATTAGCAACAGCATCTACAAAGGGCTGCATTGCTCCGGCATTCTCAAGAGGAATAACCGCTTCTGCTTTATTACCCTCAGCAAATCTTGCAATGTGTTCTCTGTTGAAAACACCACCAGTAGCGTGACCTGCTTTAGGACTACTACTGTTATTGCTTGTGTAGCTTGTATCAGTGCTCTTAGCTTTATCATTAAGACCAAAGAATTCTCTGAGCTTAGTGATACCATCATTTATCCAACCAAAGAATTTGCCGAACACATTATTCCACAGGTCAGAAATCCAGCCTGTAAAGGCATGGTAGATGTTACTTATGCCATTCTTTACTGTGGTATACATGCTGCCAATCTTTTCTTTCATGGTACTATACATGTTACCAAAGAAAGTCTTTACAGAATTGTAAGAGTCAGATACCTTCGTCTTAATGGATGTGTAAATGTCTCCAAAGTAAGACTTAACGGAGCTATACGCTCCAGAAATCTTTTCTTTTATTACATTCCAAATATTTTGGAACCAAGTAGAAACAGCTGTCCAAGCTTCCTTTACCTTACCTGTGATAGTGGTAAGAATATCACCAAAGAACTTAGTAACAGTTTGCCATGCACCGGAAAGCTTCTCTGAAATGGTGGTCCATATACTCTGGAACCAAGTAGAAACTGCTGTCCAAGCAGCTGTTACTTTTTCTGTTATAGTGGTAAGAATACTTTGGAACCAAGTAGAAACTGCTGTCCAAGCTTCGGAGCATACTCTACCAATCTCTTCTGCAATAGGCGTGAACCATTGAACGATAGCGTTCCATATGTCAGTTACAACTTTAACAATCAGGTCCTTAATGAACCCAAAGATGTTAGAAATAGTTGTCCATATAGTCGTACATACAGTAGATACTGCAGTAGAAATATCATTCCATACCGTTGTAATAGCCGTCCAGATGTCACCCATCACAGTTCCGATAGCTGTAACAATATCATTCCATACTGTTGTAATAGCCGTCCATATATCAGACATAAATGTTCCGATAGCAGTGACAAGGTCACTAAAGACCGTTGTGATACCTGTCCATAAGTCAGAAGCAAATGTTGCAACTCCTGTGGCTACATCTGTAAAGAACTGTCCAATCGGTGCAAACCATTGAGACACGCTTGTAGATATAGATGTCCAGACACTGCTAAGAGTACCAGTGATACCCCCAACTACTCCGGATAAAGTTTGCTGTACACCAGAGAAAAATCCGGAAATGCTTTTACCAGCTTCGCTGAACTTTTTACCTAGTCCAGAGAAAAAGCTTGCAATGCTCTCTCCAGCACTTGTAAACCATTCTTTTATAGGCTCCCAATGCTCTACTATAAGACCTATTAAGCCTCCTAAGGCTGCTCCAACTACAGCACCGAGCGCTGCACCAAGAGGACCTCCAATAGAGCCACAGATAGTACCTATTAAAGCTCCTATAGGCAAACCAGCTGTACCACCTATGATGGAGCCCTTAAGGGTAGTACTCAAGTAAGACCAGAAGTCGCCTACAATAGTACCTGCAAGTTGACCAAGAGCTCCACCTACAATAGAGCCAATAGGTCCTCCAAGGATGAGTCCTGTGATAGAACCGATTATGTTACCTATAGACTGACCTACTGAGCCATTCTTTATATCTTGGTCTGTTAAGTCAAATTCTGTCTTAAGCCAAGCAGATAAGGCATTAGAGAGTAGGCCAACACCTAGGCTAACAATAGCACCGATAACACCTGTCTTTAAGCAATCTTTTAGACTGCTGCCAGCCGCATGTGCAAATCCTGAAAAGACATACTCACCTGCACTATTGAGAGTTTCTACAACAGTGCTACCCATAATGTACTTAGCGATTGCAGCAAAGAAACCTGAAAAAGCTGCGCCAGCTAAAGATACATACTGCTGAGCGTCTGTGACACCAAGCGCTTGCGCAATCAGTCCCCAAATACCACCTGCCAATGTTCCAATGACTGCCCCAATTTTTGCTCCAGCCGGACCACCAAGGATGCCTCCTAGAATCGCTCCAAGAGCAGTGCCTATACCCATTGTAATGGCTGCTTTCTTTTTCTCTTCAGGACCAAGGCCAAGCTTATCAGCTATAGCATTCCAGAGCAGTCCAGCGATAGCCCCAGCAACAGCTCCTATCTTCGCTCCAAGAGGGCCACCTATAAGGCCTCCAAGGATAGCTCCAAGGATAGCTCCAAGACCTGCCGCTGCAAATTTATCCTTAAGAGCTTTCGTCATTTTTGTTACGAAGTTGTCTGCAAAGCCCTCAAAGCTTGGTACTTCCGGAATGAACGTACTAGCATCTATACCGGACATATCTGGAATATTTAAGTCAAAGCCAGTATCAGAATTAGCTCCTTTCTTAGTGCCTTCATCAGGCTGGTTGAGCTTGAATACTTCATCAAATGAAAGCAGACCTTTAGCGGCCTTAGTAGCTTTACCAGTAGAGTCTGCTAAGTCGTCCATGTTATCTTTAGTGGTATCAAGAGCTTCATTAAACTTGTTTAAGTCATTAGCTCTTTCCTTCTGTGATGGTAGCAGTATCTTATCAGGGTCCATACCATTGATAGCTGTTACTTTCTTGAACATACCACTGATTGCGTTACTTAACTTTCCAAAGCCACCAGAGAGACCTACAACCAATCCTGTAAGAGCAATAAGCAATGACCAGAACGGATGTGCAGCGACGAAGGTAAGCATTGCAGATAACCCGGCAAGCGCTTTGGAGATTAGCGTAATAACTCCAGCAACTACAGACGTAGCTATTGCCTTCACCTTAAAGACTACCCACATCGCCGCAGCTGCTGCAAGAGCAGCTGTAAGGATTTTCATAGCCGTTGCATTATGCGTAATCCAAGATACCATAACAGACAATACATTAAGTACTGTCGTAAGAATAGGCGCAAAAGCATTAAATACTCTAATTAGTGCTTCAAGTACCGGTCTCAGTAAGCCACCAAGAGCAGCTGCTACTCTAACAACTGCTTGGAATAGATTACCAAGATTAGCTACAAACATTCTCAGTGTTTCATGTAGTTCAGGTGGGAAGAGTGCTTCAAACACACCTCCAACGCCCTTAAGTTCGAAGATTTCTCGCATCTTATACAAGAACTCTCCAAGAGCATTTAAGGCGGACTTAAGCCACACCGTTAAAGGCTCGAATACGCCAGCGAAGAGCATGCTGGCATTGTCTTTGATATTACTGATGATACCCTTAAGCGTTTTAGAGGAAGCATCTACAACACCTCCAAAACGTTCTGTCATACCATCTACAAGAGCATTGATTGCAGTGCTTGCTGGAATGTTAAGTTTACCAATCTCAGATAATTGCTTCTGAGTAAGTCCTAACTTTTCCTGCAAGATTTCATAAGCAGGAATACCTGCTTCAGCTAACTGCCTCATTTCCTCGTTCATCAATTTACCCTTAGTGTAAATCTGACCGAGAGCTCTTGAAACGGACTCAATTGTTTGTGGATTACCCTGCATAGATGAAGCAGCAAGAACACCATTCATTACATACATGACGTTCTTGTACTGAATACCATATGCTAGTAATCGCTTAGCCGCAGCTTCAGACTCTTGGAAAGAGAACGGCGTTTTAGCCGCAAAGTCCTTAAGTACATTGATGAATTCGTCAGCTAGGGCAGTGTCACCAAATAAGTTAGAGTAAGCAATCTTTGCATACTCAAGTTCCTGGCTAAATTCCCAGACTGCATCAGTAGCACTTCTAATAGCATTCAATCCTCCGTAGAACACTTTAGAAATCATAATACCTTGAACGATACGAGCTACATCTTTGAACTCAAACTTAGACTTCTTAGCAGGCTCCACCATTCCTCCGTTAATCTGACCTCTAAGGTTGGCAGAAAACTGGTTTGCTAAGCTAGAAGCTCTTCGCATGTTGCTTGCAAAGTTTTGAATATTAAGATTTAAGTTTGCAGTCAAATTTGCAAAGCTAGCCATTGTAACACCTCCTTATTACCAACCTGGAATTTGGTCTATATAACCAACGTGGTCAGTAGAATTTCCTTGTAATTTTCCACCATGCAGCCTTTGCTGCACATCATGATGAACGTCTAGCTGCGACTTAAATTTTCTAGGCGTCATGCTCATTATTTCTTCGTCAGTATAGTGTAGCCAAACTCTCCCAACATATAAAATATAGGGCCAATCCCAGTCATCGGAACTGAACGGATTGGCCCCATTTTTATCGCTGGGATTTAGGCGTTTGGGTCCTGTGCACCGTCCAGCTTAGGCTCTGTATTTTCAGGGAGCTTCTCAGCCTCAGGCATGTCTGCATCAAATGCATCACCAAGAGACGCCATAAGTTCCTGCATATACTGAATATCAATAAGATTACCGACTTGCTGTTCTGTAAGGTCAGGGTCTTCATGAATAAGACCTGCCCAGAGGATGCAACGAACGGCTTTGATACTGTTGTTGTCAAGCTGCTTAAAAGCTTCTTCAACAGAACCGTATCGGTCCTCAAGTTCAGCCATAGCATTGAGCGTAAACTTAATCGTACGCTCAACGCCGTCTGTAAGGGTAATCTTAACAGCTTTAGATTTTACATCTTTTACGTTAGCCATTAGGATACCTCCAATCATTTAACGGAATTATTTACTCAGCAGCTTTAATCTCACCCTCAACAAGAGTGTGAGCTGTGAACTTAACGACTTCATTTGCAGAAGTCAGTTCATACACTGCCACGTTCTTACCGGCTGTAACGCCTGTAATATTGTTACCAGACACATAAGTAGTAGCACCCGAAACAACAGCACCTACATTAGGTGTTTCCTGCCTGCTGTCTGCTACTGCATATGCAAAGTGGTTGCCTACACCAGCCTCGCCAGTGATAGTAGCTTTAGTAGCTCCTGTAACAGAACCTGCACTAAATGCAACCGTAAGAGCTGGAGCAGGCTCTCCAGCCTGTTCAGCAACTGTAATGCTATCAAAGCTAACTTTGATAGTAGCTACCAATGCTCCTCGAGAAAGGTTCTGGGAAACGTCTGATACGTTCTCGATAACTTTGTCATCTATCATAACCTTTACAACTTTGCCAGAAGCATCAGTGGTAATGTTTAATGCACTCATTCGTTATTCCTCCTTAACTCGGCATCTTAACAGCATCAAACCAAGAAGACATAGCAGCTTCGCTTGCTCCAGAGCTATCACCGTCAAGTTCATACTTCCACATACGAACTTTCTTACTGCCAACAGTAACTGGGTAATTCAGCTTAACGAACTGACCTTTGATAGTATCAGCCTGGAAGTTAATGCTGTCGCCCTTAGTTTCATTCTGGTCCTCAGGGTCAGTGAACTTTCCTTTGTACAGCCAGACGTAGCGATAGTTACCATTAGACTTCAGAGACCTGAAGCCAATAGCAACAAAAGGCGGAACGTCAGAGTCGCCATACACAAGGCCACCGTCACCGTCAATGGTATGACCAAGAAGGTCTGCTTTATTTTCTGTGGTAAGCTCGTTTTTCTTAATTTCCACTTCAATCTTACCAAGCGTTGTAGCAGTCTCCATAGGACCATCGTCAGCAAACAAGGTTTCCTGTGAAGCATTCGGGTTAATGTTAACAGACATTACACCAGGTGCTGACTTAGGTTTGTCATACACAGGAGCAGTCTTAGCGGTATCTTCTGTAGTCTGAAGAGCATACACAAGATTATCGCAACCAATTCTTGTAGCCATGTTTCATTCCTCCTATTCAATAGTTGTTGTTACTCCAATATTGAAGCCATACGTCACTCTATCATTGTTGTCCTGACCAATTTTGAACGGTGGCTGTCTAAGATGAACTTGCCCCCATCGGTCTGGAGTAAACTGCACAATCAGATTATCTGACGTAAGCAATTTATAAATATCCAAAGCTTTCTGCCTTGCAACATCGGCATCCTTATCTCGAACAGTAACCTGTACAGACCTATTAACATTTGGGTCATAGAATACTGCCGGGTCACCCTTGTACTCATGTAGAGCTACTAGGGAGTCAGGCGCTTCTGGTGTAAAGTCTCTAAAGGCATCTACACCATCACCTTGAACAATCTTGTTGTCCGCAAGGAACGTCACGATGTCTAATAGTAATGGATTTGCCATAATGCGCCTCCTCTCTTAATCACTCATACCTGCCAAAGACTCTTGAGCGTATGTAAATACGGTTCTAGGAAAGTTCTCTTTGGCATATTCTCGCACAGGGTCTTCCAAGAACTTAGCCTTACCAGTAGGATGATAAACTGATAAGTCTTCATGCACCTTCACCATGTAAGATGAAGCCCTGCGACCTGTCTTTGGATTGACAGGGTCTCCGTTTCCACCATAACCTACAATTGCTTCGTATGCCCAAGTCGATGCAGATGTATCTGTACGTCTAGACACTTCATAGAATGCACTCATAAGTAAGGTGTAGGTATCTTTCGGTACTTCAGCCATACTGTTACCAAGAATTTCTTCACAAGCAGCTGTTGTAGCTTTCTTAGTACCTTTACCTAAGTTTCTAATAGCAGCCTCACACTGCGCTTCGAAGTGGTTTAGGCTACTTTTGTCAAAATCAAAGCTAAATGTACCTTTCATTACAGATACACCACCTTGATGTCAGGCTTACCATTCCTATAGAATGTTCCGATACTTTTGATGCTCTTTTCAGAGCCTTCAAAAATTATGCAGTCGAGTTCAGAAACGGCTACTGAACCATCTACATAAAGCTGCTTGTTAGAAACAACTTCAGTACCTGTGTTATCAGTTACTGTCGTTACCTTACCTTCAGCATAACACTGTTCGTTGACAGGGTCCCCGTACAGCTTTGTACCTGTGCCGCTTCGCCTGATAAACGGCTTTATTTGTACTGGAAGGTTCATCCATGCTTTAAGACTCTTATACACGGTAGTCACCCCCTCTAGGAGATGGATAAGGAGGATTATTCTGCATTCCTTTTCTGAATACCTTAGGGTATGCATACTTAGGAAGCGATAGTCCAGCGGATGTACACTTAGCTTTGTAGTTATCCGCCTGTTCCTTAAAGTACTTAAGTCTTTCTGTAGGGTCTTCCGATTGTGGACCAAGACTTCTCTTAATGTCCCTTGCAAAGATTGTTGCAGCTCTGCTAAACAGTTGGTATAATACCTGGTTCTTATTAGGACCATAGGTATCAATGATGTACTGAATTTCTTCGTCCTGCATAATAGGCTCAGACTCGTTGGTATCTCCGATTAAGAATCTACACTCATCAACCTGACTGTTAGCAGGATTTCCAGAATATGTCCAAGACATCAAATCACCTCCTACTTAGTTACTGCAGCAACTACTTTCTTTACCTCAGTAGGCTTAGCTGCCACCGGAGTGGCTGGAGTGGTTACTTTAGGCTGCTCAGCCGTCTTCTGTTCAGCTACGGGCTGTTTAAGCGGTGGAAGGTCAATGCCGTATCTCTGTTTAAAGAAATCAGCATACTTATCAAAGTTATGCTCGTTAACTTCAACAATGTGACCCTCTAAGAGTCTATGCCTGAATCTTTTAATGCCTGCCGGCTCAACGATAGAACCGGCAGGTACCATACCTGAAGCATCTCTAAAAGCACGCTTAACTACAAACATTAGTCAACGATGTCCTTGAAGAACGTACCGAGGTCTGCACAGATTTTCTTTGCGTCAAAGGCAATCTCACCTTCAATACGTTCAGTGCCAAGGCCGAGCATATCCATAGGCAGTCTAACGATACGGTTACCATACGCACCAGAACCCTCAAGGCCGGTCCATGCAAAGATATAGCCTGCGGAAGGCTTCTTAAGAGCCGGACGAGGATTGCTATAACACAGCAATGCATGTTTACCCATGATGAAGCCAACATTGTCTGCTGCACCCTTAGCTGCAGAGTTAACTACAGACCAAGCAACATATACATGCTCAACTTCAAATAGAGTAGCGAGCAAGTCTGCTGTGACAATACCCTTCTGAGTATACTTGATACGGTCAAGAATATCGAAGTGGTTCTTAAGGGCATTGAAAGCAAATGGAGAAAGCACGAGAGTGTTAGGCTTGTAGCCAGTCTCAGATGCCATCTGAACACCTGCCTCAGTAATGTCCTTAATAGGATTAGATGTGTCCTTATTCCACTTGATAGCCTGATTAGTAGACGGAGTAGCATCTACACCGGAAATCTCACGACCCCAGACACCAGCCTTAAAGAACTTAGTAGCCCATTCCATCTCACGACGGATAAGCATCTTCTGAGATACGAAATCAGTTGCGTCAGTGTCAGCATCAAGCGGTTCGTCATAGTTTGCACGCTCCTCAGGAGTAACATCCTTATGGAATGCATGCTTACGGCAGTAGTACGGGTCGCTTGCTTCAACACCGTAATCGCCGCCGGCAGACTCACTTGCTGCACCACGCACCTGGGCTTCATCACGCATGAAGTCACCTTTGTTGTAGATGTAGAAAACATCTGACTGTCTCTTAACAGGGACAATCGGGAAAACTTTGTCTGCAATGAAAGCAGACGCATCCTGCATATAAGCAACGGACGTATTGGTTAATGCTCTATCAATATGAGCGTTCTGCATAGTAGGCATTATTTTGCATCTCCTTTCAATTAGTTAATCTTGACTGCTGCAAGGCCACCTGCAACAGCGGAAGTGATTACAATACCAGCAACTACAGTGCCAGCATCAGTTACTTTGCCATCAGCGTCAGCGTAAGCAATCTTACCTGCGGTAACGGCCTTAGCTGCTTCAACCATCACAATACCGTCTGCAATTTCCAGAACCTGACCAGCAGAGGTCTTGTTCATAGACGCACCGATAATGTTAGAGTCTGCAACAGCCTGAATGCCATTGCTGTTAGCATCAACAGCAACGAAACGATGTCTCTCTACAGCATCACCTGCCGGCAAGCTGAAACGAAGACTAGGAATTTCATATGCGTTCATTAGTTTGCACCTCCCTGTAAATACTCTTTGTAAAGTTCAGGATTTTCCTTGATGGCAATAGACACAGCCTTCTGCTTAGTGACACTGTCACGTTTAGCAATCTCATCTGCCTTGGCCTCAATCTTAGACCAAGCATCTGCACCCTTGCTACCAGCATTGCTCTTGCCGACTTCATCAAGAACAGTTCCTTCAATTGCTGCATTGATAGTTGTAAGTACATCTACCATATCAGCACTACAGTTCTTAAGTACACCAACGAGCTTTTCAGACTCGATAGGCAATGCTTTAAGTTCTGCAGCCTTTGCAACTGCCTCGGCCTGCTTCTCAGCATCTTTAGCTTTACGCACTTCCTCTTCAGCTGCTTCTTTCTGAGTACGCATCTTAACGAACATTGCGCGTGCTGCAGCAGGCATACTCTTCAGAGTTTCCTCTTCGTCAAATGCAGCCTTTTTCTTAGGCTTGCCACAAGACTTGCACTTACCATCTTCGTCCTCTTCACCGTCGCAAGTACACACATCAGACTGCTGAGATTTAAGCGTTTCAAGTTCAGACTCGGCTTTTTCCTTGTCCTCATTTGCCGCCTTCAAATCTTCCTTAGCCTTCTCAAGGTCCTGCGTAGCAGTATCGCGCTCAGTGGTTACTGTTGCCAAATCTTCTTTGGCCTTCGTTACATCACCTGACAGTTTGTCAAGCTCTGCCTGAATAACCGCAGAATGCTCCGGCTTCATTTTACTAAGGATTTCCTTAATATCCATGATTGCACTTTTCTCCTTTCTTTTATAAAGTTCTATGAAAGCTGCCGAGTTGGCTCCTTCATCAACTAAGTCGACTCGGTCAACAACCAAGTCCTCAAGTAAGTATGGCATAAGTCACACCCCCTATTTATATTATACGTCGTTTGGCCCGATTGTATAACACTAAAGCTTAACTCGTTTTGCATTGCCTTGGATAGAAAACATTTTGAATGTACCATCCTTGACTTTAGCGAATACTTCAGGGTCGGTTACTTTAACTGTGATGAACCATCCTTCAGGTACAGTACCTTCTGGAATACCGATGCATGCCTGCTTCTCCTTAGTAAATACAATTGACTCTACAACTGTACCCTTAGCTTCGCCTTCATGCATTACGCCGCTGCCCCTGTAGTCCATCATAAATTGAATAGCAGCTTTCTCAAGTACCTCAGGTCTAATGACATCTCCTTGCCAATCTAACGGTAAAGAACCATCAGCATTTACAGCTACATTAGCCCAACCACTTACCAAACCTTCATCACTGTTAGATTTGGTAATATCGAACAGTACATCTACACAACACTGGTCATGCACTGGAGCCTCCTCTGTAATATACACACTTTCACAATGAGAAATGCGTTGCACAGTGCCATCTTCACGATAGACACTGATGTCTTTAGAACTGTTGATTGATTGATTAGTTACAACTACTCCCATATCATTCACCTCCACTTCCTGTGTAGCTTAAATCATTCTGTTCAAAGTCGTTCTCCGCAGTATCATCCAAATTATCCGTATCATTATCAGCGTTATTATTTTTAGCACTTGTTTGACCCTGATAGACGCTTTCAAACGTTTCTTGGTCAAGGTCTGGCATGCCGAGAATGTGACGCAGATAGTTTTGTAACTTCATGTCTCCTGCTATATTAAGACCCATAGCACGAAGTACAAGTGCAAGTTCCTTAAGAGACGGAGTCTGTATTTGGCCAGGTACAATCTTAGGGAAGTCTGTAATGTTCGGAAAATAATTGTAGTTAAACAAATCCGGAACAGCCTTGTTATTAAATACATCAGCAATATTCTGCAGCTGTGCTTGTAGAGCAGCCGCGAGCATAGATTGCTTAGTATCTGCCAAAGCGAAAGAACCTGCCTTATTATTACCAATTAAGATAATATCTGAAAGCATAGTAATAGCAATTCTATTGTCATACCTGTCAATAGTTTCACCAATATTTATCTGTCTAGACGAACCTGACGAAAGCAAGTCTAGTTCCCATCCGTATGGAAGCAAAATACCCTCTTCACTGTCCCTGCGCACAGATGATACAAGCTCCTCTGCTCTATTTCTTAGAGCAACCATTCTTTCATCCTCATCATTCCAAAGGTCCATGTCTTGTGGAGCCTTGAGTACAGGAAAACCTGCAAGGTCTCGCTCAATACCGATACCCTCAATCTCCTCAAAGTGCTTTTTGAAGAACCAAGGTCTGTAGGCATTACGCAGTAAAGATTTACCTTCAGGATTGTCTCTACTAATGCGTGTTCTAAATAGTAAACCCTTTGACATAGGTATAGATACAATCTTAAAGTCAGGTTCAGCCATCTGCACAAAAGCTACAACGTCACCTTCGTCATTGAATGTCCATTCATGAAGAGACGTTTGTGCTCGTATAGGTAAGCGCCTCCATCCGATACGACCATCAGAGTACTTACTCTTGTATCTAGAACTAGTCTCGTTGGGCCCTCGCCTAACTTTGTACACAATCTCATGAAAGCTGAAACCATACGTAAGCATAGACAAAATTTCAGAGATAGTGTTTGCCCAGGACATATCCATATCATCCATGCAACTTTTAAGGAAATTAGCCGCTTCAACATCTGCTTCAGAAGTACTAGCAGGCTCTACTGACCATGTAGTTCCCCTTATAAGCATTTCAGCTAAGTACAGAATAGCACCAATAACTGGGTCATTATCGGCCATTTCCTGATAAACTTTACCTGCATATGGCCAACGTAACTCTGGTATGAACTCTTCATAAACGTACGGGCCATATCGTCTAAGGCCTGTAGTACCTAATTGCTTAAAGTTTACAGGCTTTTTACCATTTTGCATTCTTATCACCTCCTAAATTTTGTCCAGTAAGAACCTCCAGATTTTTTAATTCCTGAAGGTGCTCTTGGTACTGTGGCTCCCCTGAAGTAGTTAAATGCACCAGAGAAACCATCTATTGTATCGTCATGTATTCCATATGGAAATAAATCAGCCTCATCAAGAAAGGGCAGAATGTTTCTACATCCTTGTACAATGTGCACATTACCTCTTTGAGCTGCTGCTGATGCTGTTCTGGCTCTTTCAACCTTAGAACCTGTAGAGGATACCCCAAGAAAGTCATATCCTTGCAGTACATGCCTTGCATAATGGTCAGTAGTAATCTTACCAGAAGAACCTGGTTCTTCTTCCATACGTATCGCTACATCATATCCATCTGCCTGCGCTGTTTCACCTACAAGCTTCTCCAGGTCACCAGGCATTTTTTGCTCTCGTATAATGTCTTCAATCCAATACATACCCTGGTAGTGTGCAAGCTTAAAACCAACTGTCCAGTCAGGCTCTCGCTTATTCTTACCTTTACGCTTCTTAGGGTCTGTAGACGCCATATCCCAGTATCGCACTCTTCTAACAGCAGTAGGAACTTCAGACGCAGGTACTATAGTAAACCAATGCCTATTAAGCATATCACCAGATGCTTTGATTTCCCAGTTACCGTTTAATAGACGCTCACGTTCTATAGGGTCCAACTCTGCAAGTGACTCTTTGTAGGCCTCAGCATCAAGATACGGGTTATCATCGATACCTGCACCTATAAAAATACGCCCAGCATCTTTACCCTCAACAAAAAATCTTTGGTAATAGTACTCACCAAACTGTCCACCAGGGTTTGCTGTGGCTCTAAACCTTAAAGGTACTTGCAATGTCTTTGGCTTACGTAAACGTGAGAATAGATACCTGTAGTTAGCAGGGTCTATGTGCGTAACCTCATCCATTCCTATATACTGAAATTCAGCACCTTGGTAACGATAGCAATCGTTAGCTGACTCAAGATAACCAAAGTTCAGTGTGGCACCTGAAGGAAAAACGTACTGCTTTTCTTTTTCAGACCACTTAACTTCCTTACTTTCAACAAAAGGCATCAGCCATTGTTTAGACATATCTATCAATGCACCAGGCAAAGATAAGTCAGCATATGTCTTACGAAAAAGTATAGCAGAGTAGCCTGGTATATCTACATACTGTAACGCTGCCATAAGCTGTGCTACAGACTTACCTCCACCTGCTGCTCCACCATACAAAATCTCTTTCGTATCATTCATAAGTAAAAAAGCTCGCTGTTTAGGAGTAGGGTCATAAGGGATGTACTTAGTCAGACGTGGCGTTAAAATTCCCTGTAGCTGTTGCAGGTCAATTCCATTCAAGTCTATACTCATGACCCATTACCTCCTTACTCTTTGTTATTCGGATTAAATCGGGTCCAAAGCTCGCTGAGCTTGCTCCAACCATACATAGCAATGAATGCTACGAAGAAGCCACAAATAATAGCCGCTACAACCCAGTACCACACAATAGCAATAGATGCATACTGTGCATAAGCAAGAAATGCTACTACGGTAAGAACCATAGACAATGCAAGAACTACAATGTCAGTAGGCACCTTCTTCATAGCACCAATGCTTTTAACGACCTCAGTGATAACAGATACGATAAATGCCAAGGCACCGACCGCAACTACCAGCTGAGATAATGCTTCAGCAGTAATACTAATCATTCTTAACACCTCCTTCTACCTGTCGGATAATAGTGCGCCACTTAAATATTCTGTTAAGTCTCTCCTGACTAAAGAATGGCTGCTTCATAAACCAGTCTTTGAAGTCCTCAGCACCTTTAGAGCTGTTACATGACTGGCATGCCGGTACGATGTTACTCTGAATGGTACGACCACCCTCGCTAACCGGTTCAAGGTGGTCACGAGTCATTCGCTGACCCTTACGCGGAGTGCATCCGCAATAAGCACATTCTCCGCCGAAGAAAATCAATGCTTCTTTCCACTCCTGATGAGTGAACTCTGGATTTTCCTCACCACGGCGTTTCTGTCCACCAATAAAGTCAGAGTGCTTCTTCTTTGTTCTGTTTTCTTTCCTACGGATATTGTAGCAGCACTTACAATCCTGTCTCCATTCAGGACGGCCTTTCTTATCTGTGCCATTACGAGGAAAGTCTGTAATAGGCTTTACCTCGCCGCAAAATACACAGCGACGAAAGAGTTGACCGTGCTCCTTAAATGTTTCAGACGGATAAGTGCCGTACATCCTCGTGTTACGACTCTTGCCCATAATTCTCTACCTTTCTTTACTCATCATCCATTGTCACACTGGATGAGTTGCCATCGGCATCTACAAGTGCGACTTCGGTTGTCTTGGTCTGGCGAACACCAATCTGTGTGATGTCACCAAGGGCCCCTGCCTTAAGGAGTATTCCGACTACCTCGCTCAAATCAGCCTGCTTTGTAGGACTCTTCTTGATGTCTGGGTTCTCTGTATCAACCATAGCATCGCGACGCATCTCTTCCTGAGCAATAGTGTCAGTACGAGCTTTGCGTTCCATGTCTGCTGCTAATTTAGCAAGGGAAGCAATCTCGCCAGGCTTAAGCGACATCGGGTCAATCATGTCAATAGCAGTGCTGAGCTTCGAGCGCAACCTAGCCGCCATATCTACATGGTCCTTATTCATATCCAGGATTTCTTGCCTGCGCTGCAGTAGCGTGATGTCATCGCAATACTTCATCCAAGCCTGCATACGCAACTGGAATGACCAACGCTGTGCAATCTTCTTGACAGAGTTGTAGGTAGTATTAAGCTGACGAGCTACATCGCCATATGTAGGCTTCTTTCCGGGATACGAGTCTCTATAAGCTGTCCAGACTGTGAACTCCCACTGTGTCTCGCCGGGCTGCTGCGACCAAAGGTCAATACCATTCTCCTTGGCATTCGCTATCCAATCATCCTGGTGTTGCCTATAGTAGGTCACTCGCGTATTCTCAGCATTCGCACAGTCAACGCAGAGGTGCTTGTCAATATGATGAGCAGGTTTGAATTGACCACATCTTGGACAATGCACCATAAGCTGAGGCGTGTCCTCGCCGCCGGGGCGCATAAGCTCCTGGTCTCCCATCATAAATCACCTCCCTAATTATATTATACGTTGTTTGGCTGCCGTGTATAGCTACAAGTGTTATCCAATAGTCAGCGAAATCGAGAGAAAGAGTAGATTTTTCCTTAAAAAGGCCTTACACGCAACACGTTCGTAATACATACCCTTATAAATCTCTTCGGGGATGCTCACGGGCTCGTTACAAGTACTAAGTACACGCTGCAGGTTAAATTTTACAATATTAACGCGTATAATAAACAAAATAATTATTTTCTTTCCAGTTTATCTACCCTTCTTCCAGATTTTTGCCGGAAAAGGTCACTTCTGTAACTACACATGGCTTTCTGTAATCTTTGGACTATCTAATTGACACAGTAACGAAGGCGACTACGTGGCGTCGGGATGCTGGGTCTCATTTAGGCTGGGATGCTGCGATTATGTTAGACCTTGTGCTTTCTTTTATTTGTTTACTTTTGGTAAAGTTGACTTGTGCAAGCGCCACCGCGCTAAGGCCCTGACAAAATGCACAGAAATCCGGCGCAATTTTTGGGTGGTATGCACAGAGCAAATGTTCTGTCAAATTGCATAGGAATTTGTCTAATTCTTTGTGCAACTTTTTTGAAAGAAACTATTTACAAATTCCAAAATCCATGATATAATAATTATAGAAAGTGAGTAATGAATAACTTCTAGATTTGAGAAAAAGAATTTGAAAAATATTTCAAAAAAGTATTTACAAATTCCAAAAAGTATGATATAATAAATATAGAAGTTAAGAAATGAAAACTTCAAAAAATAATTGAAAGTGAGGAAATCAAAATGACAGACATGACAAGAATTGAAGAGGTAGCAGAAAAGTTCAACAATGACCTGGAGGCAGTAGCGAAGGAACTTAAAAGGGTGCAGTCCCTCAAGTGCAGACTTAAAAAACAGAAGGGCAAAAAGACCTACGAGGAAGAGATGACTAATACAGTAAAATATGAGCAGGTCTTAAAAGAGGTACGCCAGTTACTTGACCCTAAAGAAAAGCCTGTAACAATGTACACACAGGAAGATGTTGACCAGCTTGATTATGATGAGACTATAAAGGCCATCCGTTCCATCCAGTCAAAAAAGACATTGACCAAATGGTTGACAGATGTTGAGGGTGATAATGATGAGTATAGAAAAGCCTGTGAGATTGAAAAAATGCTCATCGAAAGAAGAGAGTCTACAAAACCGGTTGATAATGAGTATGTTAGAAAAACCGATGTACAGACTATCATTGATACAATTGAAAGTTCAGGCAACTTAAGTCAGGAAAGAATTGTAGAATTGCTTAAGAGCTTGATGTAAGACTAAGGGACCGGTCAGACCGGCCGGTCCCCTTCTAATAAGGAGGTACGGCATGAAAAGGTTATTCAAAAACCTAAAGGACCTACAGAGGTTAGCTAAAAGGCAAGAGGCCATTGTAGATAAGGCTTCGAAGCAGATAGACAGATGCACAGAAAAGATGCTCAAGAAAATGGAGGGTGTGAAATGAAAAAGGATGCGAGTGTGGCTTTCTTCCATGGTATGAGATTACAGGCCATCAAAGAGGAAATAGACTACAAAAAGACCTTGGTAGAATTGATTGAGCCAAGCGAGGATGAAAGGGCCGAAGATATTCTCAAAAGATTAAGAGAAGAACTTGAGGAGCATGAAAATGCTTTGAAGGAATGTGAGGCCGACTTAGAAAAAGCTGCTGCTGAGTATAGACAGGAATAAATGAGAGACCTGGTCGAAAGACCGGGTCTTTTCTTTTGCACATCGCCGCAGCCGCGGCCCAGCCACAGCCGGACAGTGCCAGACTATCTACTAGCCAGTGGAACGTTTGTTCTGCTGCGTACGCAGCCCAGCCGCGGCCATGCAATAGATGTGCCACGGCCGCTAAAACCCAGTCATGGCTTGGCAAAGCCGCGCAGCGGCCGCTAAAACCCAGTCGCAGCTTGGCCACGTCGCCACTGCACTTTAGAGGTAAAGAAATGCACGGCAAGTATTTGCCGTGCAGCTTCTTATCAATCAATGTCCTCCTTATATGCTTTTACAGCATCTAGCAAGCTTTGCATAAACTGTGCATTGTCATAAGCTACTAACGTCAAGTCCTCTATAGTGATAGTAACATTACAACCCTCTGTGCTATCCTGTTTGCTAAGAAATGACCAAGCATCCTCAATAAACTTTTCGGCTGCCTTAGGCTGAGCGCCTCCCTTAGTATCGTAAACTATCATAAGCTACTCCTTCTACTACAGAACAGACACTGTAGATTTTATTTATTCTTTATCTGTTATACTTATTATAGCATATCCAGGCACAGTTGTAAATAGGTTTTTGAAAAATATTCTAAAGCTGCACGGCAATTACTTGCCGTGCAGCTTGTTGTTATTTTCTATTGTGGAACATTGCAAGCAATTCGCTTACGTTCTGATTGAAGCGTGCCTCTTCGTCACATGGCGTACCGTTCTTTTCATTGTCATCGAAGAGGTCAGCTACAAACTCATAGCCGCAATGCCATGCATCACGTGGAAGAATATCCATTTCCAAAGTCTTGGCACATTCCGCATAGAATTCCTCAAATGTAGGTCTGCGTTTGATACCCGCGTTCATGTAGCGTCTTTTGACGCGAGCGTAGTCCTCATACGCAATAAGGTTGACGATAGTCATTGCAGAGTTTTCATTGATAGTAAAGTTCATATTGATTAGCTCCTTTCTTTATTCTATAGATATTATACCATATTCTTTCGCAGTTGTAAATAGGTTTTGGAAAAATATTCTATGGCTACATTGTCATGTCGTTCAGCCTCAGCTAGTCAGCGCGAGACTATCTACTATCCTGTGGACGGTCACAGTTTGGCAACGTCGTATCGCCGCGGCTAAAACCCAGCCTCAGCTTGTCAAATCGCGGCTGGCTGCTAAAACCCAGTCACAGCTTAACGGCCTCAGGCCACGGCGGCTAAAACCCAGTCGCAGCCTGGCAACGCCGCGTCCGCGCTATACGTAGAAAAATACGGCGACTCATCGCCGCCGCATCCTCTTAGTCTTCAGTTGTCATGTAGTACTTCACATCTTCAATGGTTGTAAGTAAGTCACCAAGGTCATCCGCGTCCATCACTTCATTGTTACATTCATATGTTGACTGCAAGCGGTACAAGCAAGCCGCCAGAGTCTGCTGTAATGTTTTATGCTGTGGAATAACTTCGGTCACTTCTCGCTCACCGTCTTCTGTTGGTACAGCCACATGATAGCCGTCTGTGTCAAAGCAGTCGCCACATTCATCCTCAACGAACTGTCGCTCTAAGTCGCTGATTTGCTGCTGGTACATTGGCAGCAACCATGCAAACGGAAGTGACTCAGTGTAACCCATATACTTGCAGTCTTTCTTCAAATACTCAAACAAGCAGTATCTACACAGCTCGAAGTATTCGTTAGTAACTGTACAGTCATCAGACTCTTTGTAGTTCAGTGTTGCGACTGTAATCTTGTCGAAGTCGTCAATCTCAAGGTCACTCATGATATGGTTGACTGTAGTAATCGTACAGTACTCTTCACCGACGTTGACAAACACTGTTCTGTTTTCATCCGGAAGCCATACCTCAAATACACTTATCATGCAGTGACCGCCAGTGTTTTCATAGTTGTGGGAAATTACATTGTAATTCATATCCATACCTCACTTTCAAATTTGTTTTCTATCTTTCTTACAATTATATTATACCAAATTTCTTGCAGTTTGTTATCAGTTTCAGAAATATTCTTGACGACTGCACCAAGCACAGTCCAGCCTCAGCCGGGCGGCCGTTGACTATCTACTAGTCTGCGGCCCGATGCAGCGTGAGCAATCCGTGCAGCCGCGGCCAGACTGTACTTTATCCCGGCTGCTAAAACCCAGTCGCGGCCAGGCCATGCTAGCTCGCACTGTTGCAGCCACGACTCAACCATGCAACACTGCAGTCGCTAAAACCCTAGTCAGACTTGATGGCGCCGCGGCTGCTAAAACCCTAGCTTGACCTGACTGTGCTCCGCTCCTTCGCCGCATCGCCCTGTGGCAGGAGTCTATGCAGTAGCAGCATCGTTTTTCTGAAACATATGTACAGCCGCAAGATTTCATTGTATAATATATTCAGAGTTAAGAAATAAGTACTTAGTTCTAACAGTTATATCAAATTGAATAAAGACTGTACAGTGACTGCATTGAATTTACAAAACATATGTACAGCCGCAAGAATACATGATATAATATGTATAGAGTTAAGGAAATGAAGCTTAACCAAATACGCAGGCCACTGCAAAGTGTGGCAGCCGCGTGGATGACGCGGACAGAAAGGAGACTACTATGTCTATTAACGAAATGTTCAACGCAACTGAAAACAATGAAACTACTTCTAACGCAAGAAATCTTGCAGGTACTGCACAGCTTACAACTGTTGCAAATGAGCTTGTCGCTGAGTGCATCAAGAAGCTGAATGACAACCTTGAAGAGTACCGTGAGGACTTCGAAGCTTCAAAGCATGACCACAACGCAATGGATGCGTTGCTTGCGAAGTTGATTGACTACGACACTGTAGATGTTGAGTTCATCAAAGAGCTTGATGAGGCAACTGTCGACGGTATGTTGAAGAGTCAGCAGTCTAAGCGCTCTCGTGCAAAGAGTAAGGCCATGACAATGGATAACTACAAGAGTATGATGGCTGGTGCGGTTGCTGAGAACCTTATCAGAAAGGCAACTGGCAAGGTTAAGTCCGCTGGTGGTGCACGCCGCATGTCTGGTTCAGTAGATTTCACTGCTGAGCAGCTTGAAGAGCTTAAGGAAGACCAGGACAGACTTAAGAAAGAAATCCGCAACGTTCAGTCCAAGAAGTCTATCATGAAGTCAAAAGCAGACTTCAGCGAAGAGGACCCTCGTTGGCAGGCATTACTTGTAGCTGAGGAGCAGCTCAAGAGTATCAGAGTTTCTACAGGCCGTACACAGGTTGTGAAGGTTGATGAGACTAAAGATGCCTTGGCTGAGACACTTGCAGATGTAGACATCGAGCATCTCAAGGCTGCTGATAGCAAGGAGCTGCTTGCAAAGATTAAGGCAATGATTGGATAACATATAACTGAATACTCACTTTCAATTGAAACCCAGTTGGTCTTGTCAGCCAGCTGGGTTTCGTTATGCCCTTTGGTGCAGCCTGGCTCAAGCGCCGCCTGGCCGGGA